TTTAATTTGAAGACCACAAGTTCAGCAGAAGCACTACGAATGTGGAGGAGAAATGTAAAAGAGAAATGGAATTATAAATGTGCATATTGCGGATCTGGAAAAAACCTAACAATTGATCATGTAGTTCCTCGTGCTAAAGGAGGAACAGATTTTACAAAGAATGTAGTATGTTGCTGCCATTCTTGTAATCAATCTAAAGCACATAGTCCTTGGGAAGAGTGGTACTTGTCTCAAGATTTCTTTTCTCATAACAAGTATAATAAGATTGCTGAATGGATGGAACCAGAACCTCCAAAGAATTTGTTTATATATCGTCCCAGAAAAAATAGTGCCTCTTAGAATCTTATAAATAACCCAGAGCAGTATATACTGCTTATTTTTTGGTAAATACCGAATGTATAGATGGCTGATCCCATAATTAAGTTTAAGCGATCTGCGGTAGCTGGTAAAAAACCAACTCTAGCGCAGCTCCCATTAGGCGAACTAGCAATAAACACATATGATGGTAAACTCTTCCTGAGACAAGATACAGGAGGGGTTGGTATAGCAACGAGAGTTGTTGAGATCGGTACAGGAACTACAGCAGGTAACACATATTTTGTAACAACAAACGGTAGCGATAGTAATACAGGTTTAAGTGTTGGAGAATCATTCGCATCCATTAAGGCAGCAGCCGCAGCAGCAGTAGAAAAAGATACAATTAAAGTTCTTCCAGGAACATACGTAGAAAATAATCCAATTTACTTACCTAAGAATGTAGGTGTAGAAGGTGCAGAACTTAGAAACTGTATAGTTTCAGCACAAAATCCTGGTAGCGATTTATTTTATGTTGGGCAAGGAAATCATATAACAGACTTAAGTTTTATAGGACAACCTTCTACAGGTGGGGCAGCAGTTATAGCATTTACTCCATTAGTAGGTGTTAGTACAAGCATATATTTTGATGCAGCAAATTTAGTAAGACAAAACGCACAGTATATTGCTCATGAATCAGTAGGATATGTAACAAGTACAGATTATAAGAATACTACTCATACTATAACTGATGCTCAATATAGTCCAATAACAGGTATTTTAACTGCTACAGTTGCTAATCATGGGTTTAATACTGGAGATGTGGTTCAGTTTGATCACGAATCAATAACATTCCAGTGTTCACATGGTAGTGGTGGTAATGGAAAATATCCAAGACCAAGTGATTATGCAATGAGTAGGGATCTACCCATAACAAAGGTAGATGCAAATACATTTAAAGTTAATATTCTTGAAACTGCACCCTCTACAAATACAGGTATTCATACATTTGTAACTGCAACAACTAACGGTCTAAAGAGAGCAACCGTTAATTTAGGAGTTAGTTCAATTACTAATTGTGTTGAAGATGTTGCTTCAATTTTAAATGCAGTAGCACATGATATAACAAGAGGTGGTAATTCTAAAACAGTTGGTGCTGGTTTATCTTATTATAATGGAACAGACTTACAACATATTGTTGGAGTTGCTTCAGAAACAATAGATGTTTTCTATCGTTCTGCTGAAATTTCAAGATCCATTATTAACAATTCAACATGGGGAAGTACTGCAAGTGGTATATCTTCTGCTGTAACTGGTGCAACTTATGATAGGACAACTGGTATTATGACAGTTACTGCACCTCTTCATGGTTTGATAAGAGATGATTCAGTAAAACTAGCAGGTATCGGAATGACTTGTCAGTATAGTGGAAGTCCAACAACTTATCCTAATGGAACATTTGGTTATACATTCCCAGTTAAAAGAGTTGTCAATAATAATAGTTTTGAGGTTGTAGTTGGTGTATCGACTGTAGATCACTATTATAATACTGGTGGAACAGTATTGAAACAAAGAAATTATTATAATAATGGATTTACTCAAGTAAAAGATAGAGGAATTACTCCATCAGGTGCGTTTAACGAGTCTGTAAATGGATGTGCAACTGCAGTTTCAGCAATATTTACATGTGTAGGAATAGTAACTAGTATAATTGAAGACGGTCCTTCTGCATTTGCAGGTGGTTCTGGTATTACAACACAGTTTCCTGGTAATAATGGTACTGTAAATTCTGGTATTTTAACTGCTACTTTAAGTCCTTCTCAAGGTACAGGTCCAATTACAAAAGGTCCTTATATAAGAAACTGTACTAACTTTATTGCAAATAGTATTGGTGCAAAGATTGATGGATTTAATGCTGATGTTGGAGACTTGGGAGATACAGTCGGTGTTCAAGGTTCATTTAACGTTGACTCATATACTCAGTATAATCAGGGTGGTATAGGTGTTTCAGTTACTAACGGTGCATATGCTCAGTTAGTTTCTATATTCACTATATGTAATGATCGTGCAATTTATGCAGGTAGTGGAGGACAGTTAGATCTTACAAACTCTAACTCTTCATTCGGTAGAGAAGGTTTAATCTCTGAAGGAACTGGAGATAGTAGTAGTAAGTGCTTAGATAGATATAGTGCTACAGTAGGAACAACTACTAATACAACTGTTAATTATACAAGAGGTACTAACGTAGTTACAGTTGAGGGTGTTGGTACATTCAGACCTTATAGAGGACAGTCAATATTCTTTAATAAAAAGTATTACTCAGTTCAAGGTGTAACCTTAACTAATGTTGGTTCTGGTTATTCAACAGCACCAGCAGTAACTGTAACAGATCCAACAGGACCAGGAAATGCAATTACTGCTCAGTTAACTTCTAATATTAATGCACAAGGAGAGGTAACGGGTGTTAATATCATAACTACTGGATTCCAGTACACTTCTGATACTCCACCTGTTGTTACTTTTGCTGCTCCTGTTGGTGGTGGAGTAACTGCTACTTGTACAACTGATATTGCACCTATATTATATGCAGTTGATGAAGCAACATTACCTTCAAGTGGTATCTCAACAGTTACTTTGGTTCAGAATCTAAATAATGATGTTGGGTTCGGAAGTACTGCATATTTCTCTAGACAGAGTTTGCAAATTGCTTCTTCTCATTCATTTGAATATGTTGGTGCAGGTAATGCAATTGAAACTGCTAGACCATCTAAAGGTGGGGTAACAGTTACAGATAATGAGGTTATAAAATTAGAAGGTGGAGAAGTTATATACACAAGCACAGATCAAGATGGTAACTTCAGGATTGGTGATGGTGTAATTATAGATCAAACCACAGGAACTATATCAGGTTCGATTTATGTCAAGAGTTTGTTTAGCCAAGTTACACCATTCATTTTAGCTTTAGGAGGAGATTGATCAAATGGCAGCAGCATCAGCAGCAGTTAATGCATTTCAGACTGTTACCCAGACAGTCACGACAGCAGAAGCAGTAGTGTATACAGCACCAGTTGGATATACTGGAGTTGTTCTTTTAGCACAATGCACAAATATGGGTTCAGCTACGTATACAATGACTTTTCAGTTCCGTAGAGATGGTACTGATGTACCATTGATCTCTGAGGTACCCATACCCCCAAATGATACAGTCAATCTATTAGCTGGTAAATTAGTTTTGGAAACTGGAGATTCTCTAGTAACCAACGGTAGTAATGCAACGAATTTGAAGTTTTTAACTAGTATTCTAGAAACATCCAACCTTTAATTCTTTAAAATAAAATGGCAGGACCAGTAAGATATTTAAGCGGTAGACAGAACTCTCTAAAGATTGGTATCCCCGAATATAGATCGGAGGATACTTCTTTATCAGTTTTGGGTCGTGTAGGTGTTGGAACTACAAATGCTACCTCTGACCTCTACGTAAAAGGTGGTGGTGAGTTTACTGGTGTTGTAACTGCAACTAAGTTTGATGGTTCATTTGAAAATATAACACTTTCTGGTATATCAACTCTTGGAATAACCTCTATTACTGTTTTAGAGACACAAACTCTAAACATAACAGGTATTGCAACCTTTAGAGATATTATAAACTTAATAGGTGCTACAGCAGGTGTAACTTCAATTACATTTACTCCTTCAACAAATACTATAAACTTTCTTGATCATTCTAAAGCAACATTTGGTGATAGTTCAGACCTAAGCATATATCATGATGGTGGCCATAGTTATATAAACGATTCTGGAACTGGTAGTGTATTTCTGGGTTCAAATCAAGTTTATATTAATGATGCAGCTAATAGTAAAGTAAGTGCAGTATTTAATCCTGATACTAATACTTCATTATATTATAATAATGTAGAGAAGATAGCCACAACTGGGTATGGAATTACTATTAGTGGCACAACTGGTACCAATCAATTACAAGTTACAGGTGTATCTACATTTGTAGGTCCTATGGATATTGAGGATTCCATAGATGTAGATGGACAAACTCAATTAGATGCTGTAAACGTAGCAGGTGTTTCAACATTCGGTGCTGCTGTAGATATTAATGCTGATGTAAATCTTGATGATAATACTTTAAATATTAATTATGCAACAGGTACTCCATCTGGTTCAGTTATCAGAGTTAACACAGTTGCAAAAGATGTTGATCTAATCAGATTGAGTGGAGCATCCAATGACATCACGATGGATAGTGGTGACTATGGATTTAATGTAAAATATTTGGGAACGAGAGACGGTAATAAGAAGACACTTTCATTTATAACTGATAACCAAACAGGCACACAGGTTGAAGCACTTTCAATATTACAAGATGGTAAAGTTGGTATTGGAACAAGTTTAGCTACTAAAGCACTTGATGTTTATGGAGAGACAAGAACTACTGACCTTACAGTAACCAAGTCTGCAACATTTGCAGGAGTAAGTGTATCTGATGAACTTGGTGGATCATTAACAGTAACAGGAATCGCAACATTCGGAGATACTGTTTATGTTGGAGAAAATCTATATCATAAGGATGATACAGATACTTACATCAAATATGATGCTGATAGATTAAGAATATTTGCTGGTAATGAGCAATTAATAGATGCATATGAAGGTGCACAAGACTATGTAAAATTAGGTGACGGTGGCGATGTAGATATTAATTTAAATGATGCTCTACATGTTGATGGATTAACAAAGAAAGTTGGAGTTGGTACTACAACAATTCCAAGTCAACAGTTAGATGTTGATGGAAACTTAAGATTACAAGGTGCTTTATACGATAAAAATAATCAAGCTGGTACTAATGGACAGGTACTAATATCAACAGCAGATGGTATTGATTGGGTAGATGGTGCTCCTTCAAGTGCTATTACTGGTGTTACTATTAAAGATGAGGGATCTCAACAGGGAACTCTTGCTTCTATAACACAGATTGATTTTGTAGGAACAGGAATAAATGCATCTGCTTCTGGAAATATTGCAACTGTTACTTCTAATAGTGTTGGACCTGGTGGTTCAAACCATAATGTTCAGTTTAATAACAGTGGTAGTTTTGATGGTGCGACTGGATTAAATTATGATGATGCCACTGGTCGTGTTGGTGTTGGAACCGATACCATGGACAGAACTCTTACAGTTTCTGGACAGGCAGGTATATCCAGTAATGTATATGGTTATCGTTTCTTTGCTACAGAGTATAGTCCTTCTGCAACTAACGAACTTGTAACTAAGAATTATCTTGATAACTTCCAATCATCTATTACAGTTCAAAAAGCAGTGTCTGCTGCAACAACAGCAAATATAGCAGGTGGATATGATAACGGAACTTCTGGAATAGGTGCAAAATTATATGGAAATACAAATGCTGCAATAGTAATTGACTTATTTGCAGGATTGGGATTTGATGATAGAGTCTTAGTCAAAGATCAAACTAATAAAGCACATAATGGTATATACGTAGTCAACAGAGTTGGTAGTGGATCTACAAACTTTGAACTTGTTAGGGCAGCAACGTATGATACTAATGATGAGATAGCACAAGGTGACTTTACCTTTATTAGTAATGGTACAGTTAATGGAGGAACTGGTTGGGTTCATACAACTCAAGGCACGGTTTCGATTGGTAGTTCTATACTAGAATGGGCACAGTTTACATCTCCAACTATAACTCTTGCTGGTGCGGGTTTAATCAACCCTAATCCTAATGAACTGGCAGTTGCAACAGCATCTGCTGATCGTATTGTTGTTGCTGCAAATGATATTGATTTAGCAACAGTAACTAATTCTAAATCAGATATAACAACTGGAGATAATTCTTTTGTTACTGAAATTAATGTTGATTCTTATGGTCGTGTAAGTGGTGTTGTTACTAGTAACATTCATTCTGATGCATCAACTTCTGCTAAAGGTATTGTTAAAATAGATGATACTAACTTAACAGTTAGTTCTGGTATTGTTTCAGTTACAATGGCTCCAAAACTAACTGGATTAAATGTTAGTGGAGTTAGCACACTTGGAATTACAACTACTCAAGTATTCCATGCTAAGACTGTTAGTAGTGTTGGTGTTATAACTGCATTCTCTGGTCTTGATGTTAAAGGAAAGTTATTTGATAATATTGATCAAGTTGGAACAACAACTTCAGTTCTAACTTCTACTGGAATTGGTGTATCATGGTCTCTTATTCAAGAGGTAGCATTACAAGGACAACAAGGTATCCAAGGTATCCAAGGACAACAAGGTACTCAGGGAACTCAAGGTCCACAGGGAACTCAAGGTACTCAGGGTAGACAAGGTGGACAAGGTATTCAAGGTCGCCAAGGAACTCAAGGTACTACTGGTACTCAGGGTGCTCAAGGTCGTCAGGGAATACAAGGTATTCAAGGAGAGCAAGGTGTCCAAGGTCGTCAAGGTTTACAAGGTGGACAGGGTACTCAAGGTATTCAAGGAGAGCAAGGTATTCAAGGTCGCCAAGGTATTCAAGGAATACAAGGTCAGCAAGGAATACAAGGTGCTCAAGGAAGACAAGGTATTCAAGGTCAGCAAGGAAGACAAGGTGTCCAAGGAGAACAAGGAACTCAGGGTACACAGGGAACTCAAGGAAGACAGGGTACACAAGGCACTCAAGGTACCCAAGGAAGACAAGGAACTCAAGGACAAGTTGGTAAGAGAGGTGGAATTGAGTACTTATTCAGTACTAATACAACAAACTCAGATCCTGGTAGTGGATTTGTAAAATTCAATAATGGAACAATTGGATCAGTTGATAGAATTTATATTGATGATAGCGATGATTTCAGTACAGATCAATCAGGTTGGTTTGATACTTGGGATGATTCTTCCAGTTCTAATGAAGGTTATCTAACAATATACAGTTCTGATAACGCAAATAATAATAACTACGTATTCCAAGTAGACACTGTAACCGATATGAGTGGTTACTATTTGATTGCTGTTACATTAATATCAAATAGTAGTAGTGTACCTGGATCTGGAGAGAGATTATCTCTTGCATTTAATAGAACTGGAGACAAAGGTACTCAGGGTACTCAGGGTAATCAAGGTCGCCAAGGTATTCAGGGTGTTCAGGGTATTCAGGGTCAGCAAGGTCGTCAAGGTGTTCAGGGTATTCAGGGCAATCAAGGCAGACAAGGTATTCAAGGTGTTCAGGGTGGACAAGGTATTCAAGGTTCTCAAGGTCCTCAAGGTCACCAAGGTACACAAGGAACTCAGGGTCCACAGGGAACTCAGGGTAGACAAGGAACTCAGGGTAGACAAGGTATCCAAGGAATTCAAGGTACTCAAGCTGCTCAAGGAACAACTGGAGAACAAGGAACTCAAGGTACTCAAGGTACACAGGGAACTCAAGGTCGCCAAGGGTATCAAGGTACTCAAGGTACTCAAGGTACACAGGGTCAGCAAGGTCGTCAGGGAACACAGGGTACTCAAGGAACCCAAGGTCGCCAAGGTGTTCAGGGTTATCCAGGATCCAGAGAATATACAGTAACTAATAATGGATCAAGTAACTATGTAATTGATACCTTTAGCAATCCAACTTTAGAATTACTAAGAGGATTTGCATATACATTTGATGTAAGTGCTTCTGGACATCCATTCTGGCTTCAAACAAGTTCAGGTGCTTATAATTCATCAAATGTTCTTGATGCTGGAGATGGTGTAAGTAATAATGGTTCTCAGTCAGCAATCATAACTTACGAAGTTCCATATAACGCACCAAATAATGTTTATTATGTTTGCCAGAACCACTCAGGTATGGCTGGTACTATTAATATTAGTGATCTTGGACCTCAAGGAACTCAAGGTACTCAGGGTCGCCAAGGAAATCAGGGTCCACAGGGAACTCAGGGTAGACAAGGTATTCAAGGTGTCCAAGGAGAACAAGGAACTCAGGGTAGACAGGGTATTCAAGGTATTCAAGGTACACAAGGAACTCAAGGAAATCAGGGAACACAAGGTCGCCAAGGTCGTCAGGGTATTCAGGGTACTCAAGGAAGACAGGGAACTCAGGGTACAACTGGAGAACAAGGAACTCAAGGTACTCAGGGTCGCCAAGGAACAACTGGAGAACAAGGAACTCAAGGTACTCAGGGTCGCCAAGGAAATCAGGGTCCACAGGGAACTCAAGGAACTCAAGGAACTTTGGGAACACAGGGTACTACAGGTAACTTCGGTGGTGCTACGTTTGATTACACATTCAGTACTACAACAACAGATAGTGATCCAGGTCAAGGAAATTTAAGATTTAATAACGGAACATTATCATCTGCTACAGTAATGTACATTGATGATCAGGATGATGGTGGTACTAATATAGAAGACTTCCTAAGAACTATTGATGATTCTACATCTACTGTAAAGGGACATGTAAGGATATCTAATAAGACTAACGCAGAAGATTTTACACTATTCACAATCAGTGGAACTAATACTGAAGCAAGTGGATATCATAAGGTAACTGTTTCTTACGTTTCTGGTTCAACATCATTTAGTAATTCTGAAGATATAATTGTTACTTTCGCAAGAACTGGTACAAAAGGAGATACAGGTAATCAGGGAACTCAAGGAAGACAGGGTACACAGGGAACTCAAGGAAGACAGGGTACACAGGGTACTCAGGGAAGACAGGGTACAACTGGAGAACAAGGAACTCAAGGAACAACGGGTTCTCAGGGAACAACGGGTTCTCAGGGAACAACGGGTGCTCAAGGAACACAGGGTCGCCAAGGAAATCAGGGAAATCAAGGTATTCAAGGTACTCAAGGTCGCCAAGGAACTATTGGTTCTCAGGGAACAACGGGTTCTCAGGGAACAACAGGAACTCAGGGAGCGACGGGTACACAGGGAACTCAAGGAAGACAGGGTACAACAGGTTCTCAAGGAACTCAAGGAAGACAGGGTACACAGGGAACAACGGGTTCTCAAGGAACAACGGGTTCTCAGGGAACAACGGGTGCTCAAGGAACACAGGGTCGCCAAGGTACAACGGGTTCTCAAGGAACTCAAGGAAGACAGGGTACTCAAGGTCCTGGAGGTCCTTCCACAACTGTAAATGCTGCAACATCATCAGGAACTACTTTACATCCAGTTTTAGTTGATGCTTTAGGAACTAATCAGACTGCGGTAAGTAATACTACTTTTAACTTTAACGCAAATACTGGTGCTGTTACTGCAACAAGTTTTAGTGGTAGTGGTGCAAACCTAACTAACGTTAGTGCAGCAAATTCATATTATTATTTCGGCATAAATAAGAACAAGAATGATGTTACCAATTATGGTAAACTATCATTTACTGAGGTTGACTCAACTACATCCGTAGATTACAGTGAGAAGAATGATTTCATTCGCGGATCTCAACCAATCTTACACGATTTTATTGCTCCAGGAGGTGTTGAAGCTTCAATAGACTCATCAGGACATTTAGTTTTAGAATTATAAAAAATGGGAATTAGTACAAGTTCACTAGGAAAAGTTAGATACAATGTAAGAGGTGTATATAATACGTCAGATGCTTACACTGTAGATGATATTGTCAATTATGGTGGTGGACAATATCTTTGTAAAACTAATACTTCAGGCGGAAGTCATGTTCCTGGTACAAATGCTAGTTATTGGGAAAAAATATCTGGTTTATCAAGAGATAGGGGTAATTGGAGTAGTTCAACAGCATATCAATTAAATGATATTGTAACTTACATACATGAGTATGCTTATAATTCTTGTTGGAAATATTATGATACTTCAACATATATTTGTAGACAGGCACATACTGGTAATAATCCAGCAACTGCTTTACCAATAGACGAACCAACAACACAATCTACTTATTGGTATCGTTTATCTAAGCATATTTCTAGAAGAGTAACTACTTTCTTAGGTAAAGATAATGATGGATATAGTCCTCCTTACAAACCTTTATGGAATGCGAAATCTCAATCAGTAATAGGAACTATCAATACTCTAATCCTTAGTGGACAAGGATCGGGATGGTTGACATCTAATAGAGTTAAAGGAAAAACAGGTAGTCCTAAAACAGGAATGATTAGACTAACTGCTTCAGGTGGTGGTGGATCGGACTTTGAAGGAGTGGCACATATTAATACAAGTGGTAATATATTCCAATGTGAAATTATAAATCCTGGCAAAAGCTATACTTCAAGTCCAACAATTAATATTGATACATCAGTTTCTGGTTATACAGGAAGAAGTGGTGGAAGCGATCCTAGTTTTAGTACATATGTAACAACTAATACCACTGCGGGAGCAACAGGAACTAATGTTTTAGTTGGTATGGGAGATAGTATTGGTCCTGCTAAAACATATGGAACTCATAACCCAATGTACGATTTTGGGTATATCAATCGTAGAGGTATGTGGGTAGGAAATGGAAGAGATTACTATAAAATGTCTGGTATTGCAAAGAATGATAATGATTCTGCTAATACTAGTGCACAGAATGAAGGAAATTTCTGCAACTTAGATTATATTGATGGACTTCTTCCAACTCCAGATGGAGAATATCCAAAAATAATTCAAGTAGAACATGGACAAGGTAATACTTTGTTCTTATTTAATAATGGAGAGGTTCATTATTCTGGATATAATGGACATGGACAAGCTGGAGATAATAGAACTACAGACTCAGGAGTGCATCATCCTGCCAGATGTGGATATGCAAACGTAAATAAATCTGGTACAACAGTACTAAGAGGTAAAAAGGCAATCCGTATTGCTTCATCAACTGGTGGAGGTACTCAGGTATCTTGTACAATGCATGCTTTAATTGAAAATACTGATGGTACAAGAGATCTTTATTCTTGGGGTTATAATGGATATGGGCAGATAGGAGATTCTACAACCACTAATAGGGATGAACCAACACAAATTTCATTTAGTGCTAGTTCATATGGTAGAATTGTTGAGATTTGGGCAACTGGTGGACAGTATGCACAACTGTTTGTTTTAACTGATAAAGGACATTTATATTGTTGTGGTTATAATGGATATGGACAATTAGGACAAGGAGATACAAGTAATAGAAGTAATTTAAGTTCTAGTAGAGTTGACTCTAATGCTTTTGGTACTTTAACAGGAACCAACCAGAGAGTTAAGAAAATGAGCATCAATGGTTCTGGATCTCATGGTTTTAATGCTCTTGTAAGAGGGGATGGATCCGTATATACTTGGGGATATAATGGTTATGGTAACTTAGGACATAATCATACAAACAGATGTCAGGTTCCAATTCAAGTTCGTACTTCAGGATATAGTAGTCCTTCAAATCCAGTAACAGCAACTTCAAACCAAGGTTCTGGACAAGGATCTGTGATTACAGACTGCGTAGATTATTGGTGCTGTGGTGGAAACAGTCATGTATTCTCTTATATGACCAGAGGATCATCAAATATTAATAATCAATTGTATGCTTGTGGATATAATGGATATTATAATTTAAGTAATAGTTCTAATAATACTTCAAACGCATCAACATTCCAAAATGTTAAGCAAAGAAATAACTCAGATTTCACAAACTGTATGATGGTTGAATCTAATCAGGGACATAATAGTTCTCATATTTCTATCGCTGCGTATAGATATAATAGTACATTCGCTGCAAGAAAATATAATAATTGGGGCGAATGGTATCATGCTGGACACAACTTTGGTAGAGTTGACAGTGATGGGTATAATACTAGAAGAGATTTCGATCCAGATTATGTACAGAATAACTATAGACTAAAACCAGGAATCCATGAACCATATGCTAATTATGGTAACTGGTTCTTCCATACATGTGGACAATCTTCCAGTAAAGAGAGTATGTGGGCTGATCTAAGAACAGGTCAAGTATTCCATGCTCAGAATCCATCTATTGGAAACAGTGGATATATAGCTAGTATGAGTAATGCGTCAGCTAATGGCGGTATGAAAAGACTTCGTAATTCCCATTATTAAAAAGAAATTAATTAAGAAACATGCCTAACATTACATTAGGAAAAGTTAAATTCATGCATAGAGGTACTTATAGTGCCTCGACAGTTTACAGTAAGGGAGATATTGTAGATTATGATAATAGGACATATATCTTTCAAAATGATACGCCAAAGAATCATTCTCCAATATTTCTCAATACTATAAATGGAACTGTACCAACTTTAGGAATACAGACCAATAAAATTCGTATGGATTTTAGTGGGTTCAATCCACAAACTCAGCAGTGGGGATTAGTAACTTCTCATCAAAGATATAGTGGTGCTGATGGTACAATGCCAGGTGTCTATTCTGAAACTGGAGAAGAGTTTGCACCACCTACTGGTCTTATGGTTTACAGTGAGTATTTTGATCCTTATGTGGGTATTACTTCAATTAGTGTTGTAGATTCAAACACAGCAGATTTATATTTAAACCAAGTTGGTATTAATACAGCAGCTGTTTCTAATGCACCATTTACATTAGGACCACGTAGAATGTGTGGAATGTATGAGCATTCTGTTAACTGGTTAGATTGGGATATATTATCTGAGGGTTATAATCCTGTAGGAAACTGGGACGACGATGCTGTATATCTTCCAGGCGATATTGTTCAAAGAAATAATTCATCATATGTTTGTGGTGTAGGTCATTCAGATGTAGATCCTCAGTTTGATTTTCCTGGAGTTTGGAGAATTTTCTCTAGAGGAGATGATTTAATGCCTCATCAAGCTGTGAGTGGATTTACAAATAAGCAACCATGGAAATGGAAAGGACATCCTTGGATAGATCTTCCACAGTGGGGAACAAATAATAGATGGAATGGTAATATTCCTTGGAATACAAGTTTGGGTATAGGTTCTACTTCTCCTCATGCATGGAGATGGAATTCTGGTTGGAACGATGGACATATGTCATATCGTAAGAGTAATCAATTCCTTTGTAATAATGGACAGTTAGTTGCAGAGGGTGGAACACCAAATGAATATTATACTCAGGGAGCAAATACAATTCATCAGGGAGTAAGAGAGGCAGATATCTCTAATGCTCTAATGGCTAAGACGGGTATACAACCTGATATTGGTAATTTACCGAGACAAAGAACTGATCATAATCCTACTGTTATACAGGCAATGCATAGTTGGACCTCTATGAGGGCAAATCTTCATAGTGATGGTACTCTAACCATGTCTGGAACCTATGGTAACGGATACTTAGGTTGGGATAATGATGAAGGTACAGATCAGGGTATTAACCTACATAGAACTCAGTTCAAAGGAAGATCTATTGTAAAAGTAGTAAGTGGTGGAAGGCAAGCAAGAGATAGTGATTCTCATATTGTTGCTTTAGATGAGTATGGAGAAGTTCATACATGGGGAAGAAACGATACTGGTCAGTGTGGTATTTCTTCTGATAGAGGTGGTGGATTTGGTGATTCATCAGACGATATTATGTACTTCTCTGCTAATAGTATGGGTATAAACAATCGAGTGTACTTGATTCATTCGATGAATAAAGATCTTTTCTTTGGAGGGAAAAAGATTGTTGACATCTGGGCAGGACATAGATGGTCTATGGTAATGGATGAAGATGGAGAACTTTGGTCTTGGGGTTATAATACTAGAGGTAATCTTGGATATCCTACAAACAGTGGATTTGGAGATTCTGATAGATCACAATCTCCTCAAAAAATAAATGTTAACTGGGCTACTTATGGAGGAATTCAAAAAGTTGTTGTTGCTTGTTCAGAAGCAAACGTTGATAGTCTCTATGTTTTAGATGGAAATGGATCAATCTGGAGTCAAGGATACAATGGATATGGACAATTAGGAAGTCAGAACACGACCACAGGAACTAATAGTAGTTCTTTAACTAGAAGAACTGGATTAACAGGTAATGGTTCAATCAGAAACTTCTGGGCTGATGCTTGTAATGAGTATGGGCATTTATGGTGGAGACTTAATGATGGAACCACATATGGAACTGGATATGATGGTCATTATAATATGACGGGAGATAATAGTGCTCCTAGTACCAACTCAGCCAACAACCCAACATATATGCCAGGAAGTTCTAGTAACCAACTTTTACAAAATTGTGTTGCTATGTGTTCTTCTGGAAGATCGGGTGGTGTTTGTCAATACTTCCTTACTGATAAAGGACATGTTTATGCAACTGGTTGGAATGGATATGGAGAAAGTGGTTGTGGAAGCAGTAGCAATGTGACAAACAATCAGGTTAGATATCAGCAAAATGGTCAAAGGCAGTATGCTCTAGGAAGACAGTTACATGCACCTTTCTATTCTGCAGGTGGATCCACTCCTGCTGATAACACATCTTCTTCTTCAACTTACAGTCAAGGTCAGAGTAGTGTTACATTTGATAATGGGGGAGTAACTTGTATAGATATCTGGGCAACTGGAGATTATGATGGTGATTCAAGTCATACTCCGTGGTCAATGACTTTATTCAGTAATGGAGAATTGACAGGTAGAGGTCGTAACTATGATTGGGGTGCTGCTTATTTCATTGGTCACGTTTGGGGTTCAGTTCATCATCACGGAGTTGGTTAATTAAATGTCTATTTCAACAACATACAATATAATATCTAAGAATGAAACATACTCATTGATTTGGCCAACTCAAGAAGTTGTTAATCCATCTCTTGAGGATCCTATTATAGGTATTTTAACCTCTTATACTGAAATTAATTTATTTGATGAGGAAGGAAATGTTACAGGTATTTCAACTGTAAAAAATGAAGACCCTGTAAGATGTCCTCCAGAAGATTTTGAACCTGAATCATGTGAAGTTTTTCTTTATTCAAGTAGTTTAAGTTTGACTGCTGGAATTAATACCACAACAGAGTATTGGGCAATTCATCCTTCATACACAGTGGATAATATATCACAATCATTTTTTGTTCCTGATGAAAATTCGGTAGATAGATATGAAGGAGATCTAGCACAACTGGCATTAATGTCTGAAGCAGAATGGTGCAATCTTAAATTTGAAAATGATGCTTCATTACAAACAGGTATCGGTACAAATTATACATTTGTAATTTTAAAACAAAATGAAAACTTAAGGTCTAAATACTTGAGTACTTCTACATCTCCAAATAATACTTTTTTAGTTGATCAATTAGGTTTAAAAGCATTGAGCACAACCGAACATAATACTTTAGTTGCAATACATGATGGAGGTGACGATAGCATAGCAGGAGTTGGAATGGCAACCTCTGCCATGGATGACCCAAATGATCATAGTATTCCCACCACACCGTAGAATAGAATTTAAAGATGGACAGACTCAGACATATGGCAAAAGACATGACCCTCGATTATGTAGGGGAATGGAATAAAAGTAAAACTTACGATAAAAATGATGTCGTTAGAGTGGGTGGTTCTACATGGGTTTGCACGACTGATAAGTATAGGGAAGATAATAGATTTGGTTGGAATACTAAACCAGAGCATGATACTGACGGATGGGAACAATATACTAGTGGTTATATTTGGACTGGTCAGTGGATGGATAAAGGAGAATATTATCCAGGAGACATTGTAAATTATAATGGAGATCAATATACTTGTGTAAAACATGGTAGATTCATTCATCCAGTTTATGAAGGACATACTCGTGGATCAAGTTTCTGGGAAAAAGTTTCTACAGGATCGAATCAAAATGCAGGAGATAGGAGTATAGGATTCTGGAATAGAAATCCCTTTGGATGGAGGCAGCAAGTTGGTAATAGAAATGATTTTAATAACCATGGTTTTACTATGGGTGATGTTGATTGGCCAGGTCTTGATCAAGGAGGATTATCTGTAATTAACGGAGAATATGAAGCAACCCATGTAGGATATCATGACAACTATGGTTGGGGTGGTTCTGAATGGAATTATGGTGGGCTTCAAGCGCATCAGGTGAGTTCAGTATTTAATTTCTGGGATGAATATGATGGTAATTCTCCTAGAGGAGCAGCATATACAAACAGTACTGCAGCTGCACCATGGCAAAGACCTAGATTAATTCAATGTGTTGGTGGTGCTAATCATCATTACTCTTTCTTATTTGATACTGGAGAAGTTTACATTGCAGGATGGGGAGCCTTCATGAAAGGAGATGGTGGAACAAATAATAGATATTACACAAAAAGAGCAGGTAGAACTAATAATGATGGTGGTAGTTTAAACTACAACCAACAAATCCAGGCTAATACTAATATGCGTACCAGAGGTACTGGATTAATGATTGACATACAGGCAATCAAGATTGGTACAAGTAATGAAGGAGATTATGCTAATAACTCCAATACCTGCGTAGGTGCCTTAGATATTAATGGACAGTTATGGACTTGGGGATATAACGGACACTCTGGTTTAGGTAGAAACTTTAGATATAATAACGGATGGAATAATAGTTACATTCCTGCAAAAATACCACAACAGGTATTTGATAATCGTAAACTTAGAGATTTCTGGTTAGGTGGTGGTAACTATCAACATGGACATGCTTTAGATGAAGATGGAAATTTATGGGGTTGGGGTTATAATGCTTATGGTGGTCTTGGTGTTGGAGATGATCAATATCAAGGTTATCCTAGAAAAGTTCCATATGATTTTAATAGACATGGAGGAATTAAAAAAATAGTTAAGACAGGATATAATTCTTATAATGCTGTTTGGGTACTAACACATGATGGTGTTATGCATTGTACTGGTTATCTTCCATGGATTGGACAAAACTTCTACCGTTCTGGTTCAAATAATGGTAATGATTATTGGACTGGTGGTAAGACATTCTCTCCAATGCAACAAATGTTCTGGGGTGCAGGAAAAACTCTTGAGATGAATGGAAGTGGAATGAGGCAATTATGGAGTATGACGGAATTATATAATGATGTTGAAGATTTCTGGGTTAACATGGATCAGGGTAATGCTAGTATGGTTTTGAAACAAAGATCAACTGGAATGTTATATGGTGTAGGTAATCAACAGAATTATACCTTTGCTACATGGGATGGATATGTTGCAACATCCCCTGATTTTGGCGATAACCATATGACAAATGCTGAATTACAATATCCAGTTCCTATGAATGCTACTGATACTTCTGGAGAGGTTATTGATATGAAGAGATCTGGATATTCTAATACAGATTATAGAACTCGTGCATTCTTACTTAATACTGGTAGAGTAACAACAACTGGTAATGTAAATGAAGGTAGAGGTAGAGGTCCTCGTAACTCTTGGGCAATTCATACAGACCATAAAGGTAAGTTTCCTTGGGAATTGGATGGTACAAGTTATTATAACGGTTTAGAAATGAGAACATTTGAAAAAATAGCATGTATTCATAGTGCCGTTTATGATGATGGATTTGGAATGATAGGACAGAATGATAAACTGTATTATGTTGGTCATGCTACTGGATTTGACGACGCAGCAAGCGATACCATTGGACTGCACCAGACAAGAGTATGTGGTATGTAATTATATACTTGTAAATTAATTAAACCTTTGCTATAATGTTTTATAATATTGATTGAAGTGTATGCACTTTGCGAAGATTGCTTTAGATAATGGTGGTAGTATTCATCCTTTAATTATTCCTGCATCCATTACAAATGGGACGGGTTTAATGAATCCCTCTGTTTATAATGATAATGGAAAGATTATTGTAAATTTAAGACACGTTAATTATACTTTCTATCATTCAGAAAAAAAGACCTTTCAACATCAATGGGGTCCTTTGACATATGTGCATCCAGAAAATGATATGCACTTGAGGACAACAAATTATTATTTGGAGATGGATGATGATCTTAATATATCAAGATATAATAAAATAGATACAACAAAATTAGATAAGGAACCTCTGTGGGATTTTGTCGGTCTTGAGGATTCTAGAATATTTCGTTGGGAAGGAGATTTGTATATTTCAGGAGTAAGAAGAGATACAACAGAGAATGGACAAGGCAGAATGGAACTTTCTAAAATAGAAGTTACTGAAGATGCTGTAAAAGAAGTTTCAAGAGTTCGTATTGATCCTCCAAAAGATCCAAATTCATATTGTGAAAAGAATTGGATGGCAATTACGGATATGCCATGGCACTATGTAAAATGGTCTAATCCAACAGAAGTAGTTAAGGTGGATCCTGTTACAGGAAAATCAACAACTACACATCTAACTGATCTTGTTAGTATCCCAAGAGATGTTAGAGGAGGATCTCATGTAATTCCAATGGACTTTGGACAAGCAGGAGATCAAGATTATCATTTTGCATTAACTCATGAAGTTGATTTGTTTGATAGTGAAGTTGGAAGAAAAGATGGACTTTATAAACATAGATTCCTAGTATGGAATAAAGAATGGCAATGTTGTGCATTTTCACAAGATTTTTCTTTTATGGATGCACATGTTGAATTCTGTACTGGCATGTGTTATTATAAAGGAGATTTATTAATGACCTTTGGATTCCAAGATAATGCTGCATATCTATTGCGAGTTTCTCCTAAAGTTGTAGAAGATTTTATATATGGGAAGTATGATGAAAAGAACTGATATTATTCAATCGTTAATTAATAAAATAAGTGCTGAGAATTATCTTGAGATAGGTGTTTCTGCAGGAGAAAATTTTAGAGATATTAAGTGTAAAAATAAAGTAGGTGTTGATCCAGAGACAAGTACTCCTGCAACTATCCATACTGATTCTGATAGTTTCTTTAAAACTGATAAAAGAACTTGGGATATTATATTCATTGACGGACTTCATCATGCAGATCAAGTTTATAGAGATATTAATAATTCTTTAAAAGTCTTATCTGATGGTGGATTTATCGTATGTCATGATATGAATCCTCAATTAGAAGAACATCAAACTCTTCCTTATCAAGGAGGAATTTGGAATGGAGATTGTTGGAAAGCATATGTACAATTAAGACAAGAAAGAGATGATCTTGCCATGTGTGTTGTTGATACTGATTATGGTTGTGGTATTATAACTAAAGGATATCAAGAAAAACTTGATAAGATAGATGATCTAAACTTTAATACTTTCTCTCAGAAAAGAAAAGAATGGTTAAATTTAATTTCTCCCGAAACATTTTTATCTAAAATAGTGGCATCAAATACTAATAAAAATGATTATGATGTAAAATATCTTACTAATCTACTTCATCATTACATTCAACATCCAGAAGATCCAGAGATAAATTATCTTATTGCGATGTTCTATTGGGATATAGGACAGACAGCAGCATGTATGTCTTACTGTCTAAGAACTGTTGAAAGAAGTGATAGTAAATTATTACAATATGAATGTTTAATTCGTGCTGCAATGTGTTATGAAAAGCAAGGGACAAGGAAGTTCACTGTTAAAGGGTTAATTCAAAATGCAATGATTGTTATGCCTAAACGTCCAGAGGCACACTTTCTTCTTGCAAGACATTATGAACATCATAATCAAAGTGATGATGGTGCTTGGAAGGATTGTTATCAGACTGCATGTTTAGCCGAAGCATTTTGTGAGAGAGATCCAGAACCATTACGCACAGATGTTGATTATCCAGGATTTTATGGTATTCTTTTTGAAAAAGCAATATCTTCTTGGTGGTGTGGTCTTTGTGATGAATCTAGAGATTTACTTCAAGACCTTCTTGATAATGATGATTTAAATGATACATTTAAAGCATCTGTAATTGATAATCTTAAAAGACTAACAAAAGATGATAATGCAGGTTTACCTAGATTAAATTGGTATAGGAAAAGAGATCATAAAAAACTCAGATATAACTTTAGAAACTCTAGAGATATAGAAAAGAATTTTGCGGAATCATATCAAGATATGTTTGTTCTCTCTATGTTAAATGGAAAGAAAAATGGAACGTATCTTGAAATTGGTGCAGGTAATTCCTTCTATGGAAACAATACTGCTTTATTAGAAGGTAATTATAATTGGACAGGTGTTGCAATTGATATTGATGAAAATTTTGTCAATGCACATAACACTGAGAGAAAACATACATGTGTTCTTAAAGATGCTCTTAAAATAAATTATGAGAGATTTTTACTAGGATTAGATATGCCAAATGATATTGATTATCTACAGTTAGATTGTGATCCTCCAGAGGTAACTTATAAGATTCTTCTTAATATACCATTTGAAACTTATAGATTTGCTGTTATAACTTACGAGCATGATTACTATTGTGATGAAACTAAATCTTTTAGAAATAAGTCTAGAAAATATCTTGAATCTTTTGGTTATAAATTGGTTGTAGATAACATATCTCCAGATGATGATAGACCTTATGAAGATTGGTGGATTCATCCAGATCTGGTTCATAAAAAGATTATAGATAAAATGGTTTGCGTTGACGGCAAAACTAAAAAAGCTGAAAAATACATGTTCAATTCTTTATAAAATTATGTCGATACCTGTTATTGGAGTTCCTGTTACTAATAGTACTTTTTGGGTAAGTCGTTTGCTTACTAGCATTGATTATCCTGTTGATGAAGTTTTCATTGTTAATAATAATGGTAGGGGAGAACTTGATGAAGACCTTGCTAAGTTAGCAAGTTTAAAATATAAGTATATAAAAAAGGTAAATGTTGCAAATTTACCTGGCAATCTTGGAGTGTCAGGTGCTTGGAATTTAATCATTAAGTGTTATGTTATGGCACCATATTGGATCATATGTAATGACGATGTTTCTTTTTGTCCAGGATTCTTGGAAGAAATGATTAACACTGCCAATTCAGATGAAATGATTGGAATGATACATGGTAATAAAGGAGATTATGGTGTAGGTAGTTGGGATTTATTTTTCATTAGAGAAAGTATTGTCAGACAGTTTGGTTTGTTTGATGAAAATTTATATCCTGCATATTGCGAAGATGCTGATATGATTATGCGATTTATACATCGTCCTATTAAAAAAGTAATAGAGTTAGAAAGTCAGTATTATCATGGGTTTGGACATAAAGAAGAGTATTATACTCATGGAAGTCAAACTAAAAAGAATGAACCAGAGTTAGCAGACAAACTTGAAATGTCTAATCAATTAAATATTGATTACTTAACTGAAAAGTGGGGTGCAAATTGGAGAGTTCAAGGTCCTACTAACTTACCTTGGGAAGGAGATTCTATGGAGAATAATCCTAGAGGGGATATTAGAAGAATCTCTACAACATCATTTGATTTAGATTTTGTTCGTAGTAAGCATTTAGGATTCTAATGAGTGATACTCTACTAGTTGTTAATCCAGATTATAGAAAACATCAAAGAGTAATTATAGTTGATAATTTCTATAAGGATCCTGATCAGGTTAGAAAGTTTGCTTTAGAGCAAGACTACTATGACGATGATGGTTATATTGGAAGAAGAACACGCAAACAATTTTTCATACCAGGTTTAAAAGAATCATTTGAAGATCTTTTAGGTATTAAAATTACCAAATGGGAAGAGCATGGAATGAATGCTCGGTTTCAACATAATTGGTCAGGAGAAAAATTAGTATATCATTGCGATGAACAAAGATGGGCAGGTATGATATACTTAACACCAGATGCTCCTCCTGAGTGTGGAACATCTATGTTTAGACATAGAGCAACTAAGATTCATCATAATACAATGATTGATTGGACAACTACACAAGGTAATGAAGTATTTCCAGGTAGAACTTTCTTAGATAAGACACCATATGAAGTTGTTGATGTTGCAGGAAATGTTTATAACCGATTAGTTCTCTTCAGTGGTGGAAATATACACGCTGCCTCAGAATATTTTGGCGATTGTAAAGAAAATTGTCGATTATGGCACATGTTCTTCTTTGATTAAGAAGAGAATAATAAAGAGATAAATAAAATTTTAATAAATCAAATCAAGTTATGAATTTTGCAGTCTACACAAAAGAGGGTTGCCCCTATTGTGATAAAGTAAAACAAGTATTAGAGTTGACAGGAAGTAAGTTTGTAGTGTATAATTTAGATCAACATTTTAACAGAGATGCATTTATATCAGAATTTGGAGAAGGATCTACCTTTCCTCAAGTCATAGTTGATGGTAAGAGAATAGGAGGATGTGTTGACACTGTTAAATATTTAAAAGAGAATAACATCGTTTAATGAATCAATTAAATAATGATCTTGAAATTAATCGTGGTTTTGAATTTCTATTAAAGGGAGGAAAAACAAAACGTCGTAAACCAATACATATCATTTTTAAAAGAGTTGGTTCTTTCTTCAAAAGAGAATTAAACCTCTATTTTGAATTTTCTTTATCCATAAAGAAACTAAATACATCAAGTACCTTAAAGGAGGTGGATAAGTGAATTTAAGCAATGTTGACATAATACTCATATCAGTATTGCCAATATCATTTGTACTCTTTTCATTGGGATCTATAGTAGGTTGGCTAGTAAGAGATTATATGCTAAACTATAGAGAGATACCAAAACCACATCCTGAGATGTTTGATATGAATGGGAATTTGGTTCCCGATGAGGTAATTGCATTTAACTTTGAAAATTATGACAACAACGAAACCGAAGAAGACGACTAGAAAAACAACAAAACCAGCTCCCCCTCTAGATCTCCCAGTAAATCCATTTTTATTTGAGATCCTTGATCTTGTTGTAGCACAGAAAACAAAAGCAAAAAAGATTGAAGCATTAAGAAAATTTGGAGATAATGCTTTAAAGACTATCTTTATTTGGAATTTTGATGAAACTGTAATATCCACACTGCCACCAGGCGATGTTCCATATGCTGCTGTAGATGAGCAGGATTCTTTTAGCGGAACTCTAAGCGAAAAGATTCGCGATGCTGTTGATAAGATGGGTGAGTTGGGAACCAAGTCTTTAGGATCTCAAGATCAAGGAAAATCATCTATAAGAGCAGAGTTCAAAAGATTCTATAATTTTGTTAAAGGTGGTAATGATGCACTTAGTTCTCTTCGTAAAGAGACTATGTTTATTAATATCCTTCAAGGATTACATCCACTAGAGGCAGAGATTGTAGTTCTAACAAAAGATAAAAAGTTACAAACTAGGTATAAAATAACTAAAGAGATTGTATCTGAAGCATACCCAGATATTAAATGGGGAAATCGTTCTTAATTGAAATTTTTATTATGACAGAAAAGGAAACTAAAACAGAATTAAAAAAGGCACCCAAAATACCAGATCCTAAAAAACTAGAATCAAAACAGAATTGGTCTTCCACTGAAAAACAAGCATCTAAAGATGTATATGGTTGTGAAATTTTGCTGGACAATGGTAGTATTGAAGACTGTTCAAAACCAGAATATCCCAATGATGCTTTCATAATAAAGTATCATGTTGATGATAAAGTTTGTTATGATTTAACTAGAGGACAGAAAACTAAGCTATTTGATATGTATTGGGATAAGTTCAAAGGTGAATTAAAGGATATTAGTTGGGGTAGAGGAACTATTAGTCCAAAGCTATGGGGTTATAGTTCTGCAAAACCAGCAAAAAAGAAGAGGTAAACCTATTATTATTAAATTTTAAAATGAGAAATCAATTAATTAAAGCACTTCTAGCACATGCACAAGGTGATATCCAAAAGCATGTAGCAAATGTTGAAGTATACTTAACCAATCCTGTAGGAATTGGAGAGCACTCTAATATTGTAGAGGCAATCGAAGAGGAACTCAATATCATTGCTAAGTATGAAGATCAAGTTGAAGTTATTAAAAAGTATTTTAAACTTGAAGGGCAAAACCAAAATTAACTTTTATTTACCAAAATAGTCGGAAAAAATCCCCGCCAAAATTTTGATTTGTGAAGATTTTATCAAATTGTAACAGATGTTACAGTAATACTTGACTATATACTGTACATGTGTTATTATTAACACAATCGTTCACTCTGATACATTCAGAGCGCAAGTAAGCCGACTCGGAACGGATTATCGTTCATCCCATGTTTCATCTAGCAGTTATCGCAACTACCTTTACTTGTATTGAAGCTCAGACTCTTTTAGATAAGATGAATGAGTTTAAGATAGAAGAAGAGACACGAGCTGAGATGATCAGCGTAGTGATAGAGGAGACACCTCATTGTGAGTGGGACGCAAAAGCCGACTAAAGGAACGGACTTAAAAAACCCAACTACTTTAGGAGTAATCCAATGGCACAAGTTACATATAGAGGTGTTACATACAACACCAACGACAAGAAATCTTGTCAAAGAATAAAAGCTGATCTTACTTACAGGGGGATCAAGCATGAGGAGCAAACACAGTTTTGTGCAGTCGCTCCATAATCACGGTAAATTAATCTTACTTGAGGATATGAATAAGAAGGGGTTGATCCCCTTCTTTTTTTGTGCTATACTAAATGAAATGAAAATTTTTATGGACCGTTCTAAATTAAAGGATATTGTTCGTTCATTAGAATTAGCAGTAGATGCACTTAAAGCAGAGGTTTATTCTGATGTTGAAGCATACAAAGAAGCAGCTAATGTGGATGGGTTCCTCTTTGGTGATTATGATGAGATACTAGATGATGACGATGGTTATGCAGACTAATAGAGCAAGAAAGTTGGTGAAAATGCTTGAAAGATTACTCAAGCAAGATCAACTATATACCGATGAACAGATTAAAACTATGAGATCTCAATTGAGAATTCTCAAAGAAGAACTTACAACAGCAGAAGCAAAAAACTCAAAAGGATTTGGAAAATGAATGTAAAATTAATTCGTATGTGGTCTGGTGAAGACGTAGTAGCAGACCTTGTTAAAGAAACTGAGGATTCTATTACTATTGTAAATCCTATAGTTGCTATTCCTTCAGGACAGGGAAATATAGCATTTGCTCCTTGGTCTCCTATTAATAAAGGAGATAAGACTCAGATCGAAGTCACTAAAAAATATGTCGTATATATTAGTGAAACTAAGGATGAAATCATTGAGCAATATAATGAAATGTATGCTCCTGTTGCAATCCCACCTAAGAAAAAACTTATTCTGTAGAAATAATGAATGTAAAATTAATAAGCATTACACCTGATGCAGAAAAAACTATGGCATATATTGCCAGAGTATCTAATCCTTCAAATCAGGATAATGAAAAATTTGCAGGATTGTTGAGATATTGTATTCAACATCAACATTGGTCTGTTTTTGAACAGTCTTCAATGACACTTGAAATAGAAACTACTCGTGCAATTGCAGCACAGATATTAAGACATAGAAGTTTTACATATCAAGAGTTTTCTCAAAGGTATGCTGATGCTAAACTTCTTGAAACAATTGAATTGCCAGAATTAAGAAGACAAGATAGTAAGAATAGACAGAATAGTATTGATGATTTAGATCCAAAAGTTGCTGAAACCTTAAATAGGCAGATGAATACTTTGTTCAGTAGTGCTTTTGCTTTGTATAATCAAATGCTTGAAGATGGTGTTGCAAAGGAATGTGCCAGAATGGTATTACCACTATGCACACCAACAAGAATATACATGACAGGTTCATGTCGTTCATGGATACACTATATAAATTTACGTTCAGCACATGGAACACAAAAAGAACATATGGACATTGCTAACGAATGTCGAAAAGTGTTTATTGAACAGTTCCCTACTGTATCAGAGTCCTTAGAGTGGAGTTAAAATGGAATTTAAATGGTATTTAATAAAGTGTAAACTTGAAGATCATGCATATCTTCCTAGAATGGTTTCTAACATAGAATTTACATATGCTCTTCATGAAGAAACTGAAAATAATAAGTTTTTAGTAAAATCACAAGTGATAGTTGCATTACCTAGACCAACAAGTATAAAAGATTATGTTCCTTTTGCAAAAACGATGAATTTTGAAGAAACTGTTTATAAATGGGGTATGGATAAAATAAAAGAGCATGAAAATGAAGTAAAATTGGAAGAAGATAAAATGAAGAGGATGATTAATGATATGATGAGTAGACAAGATCTTGAAGAGGGTGCTACAATCACTGAAGAAACTGTTTGGGGACATGGTTTAATTGGAGACTCTGGAAAAACTAAGGCACAGTATATTGATCCCAATACTACCTCTCTGAACTAAATACTTTTATAACGCATAATTATTATGGCTACATATCCCGTTGTTAATTCAAAAACTGGAGAACAAAAAGAAGTTGTCATGAGTGTTCATGACTGGACGAAGTGGTGTGATGATAATCCCGATTGGAAGAGAGATTATTCTGATCCCTCTACTATGCCTGGCGTAGGAGAAGTTGGAGAATGGAAAGATAAATTAAGAAAATCAAAACCTGGTTGGAATGATGTACTTAGAAAAGTACAGAAAGCACCTAGGTCGGGAGTGAAACTTTTATAAATGGCACGTAAAAAGAAAGCAGAGCAACCAATTGGTGTAGGACTAACTACCAAGCAAATGAAGAGAAAAAAACCTTTAAATACACACTATCTCACAGGGGTAAATCCATTAACTGACCATCAGACAGAATTGTTTAATTCATACTCTGAAGGAAAAAATATAATTGCATATGGTGTTGCGGGAACAGGAAAAACATTTATCACTCTTTATAATGCAATCAAAGATGTATTGAGTGATGATACACCTTACGAAACGATATATCTTGTAAGATCTCTAGTTTCTACAAGGGAGATTGGATTTTTGCCTGGTGATCATGAAGATAAAGCAGACATATATCAAATTCCATATAAACATATGGTAAAATATATGTTTCAGATGCCATCTGATGCAGACTTTGAAATGCTCTATGGCAATCTAAAAGCACAGGGATCTATCAAATTCTGGTCAACATCTTTTATCAGAGGAACAACTCTTGATAATTCAATTGTTATAGTTGATGAATTTCAAAACTTGAATTTTCATGAATTAGATAGTATAATGACAAGAGTTGGAGATAATAGTAAGATTATGTTCTGTGGAGATGCTACTCAATCAGATCTTACTAAAACCAATGACAGAAATGGTATTGTTGATTTTATGAAAATATTATCAACAATGCCTTCAGTTGATATTATTGAATTTGGTTTAGACGATATAATACGTTCTGGACTTGTGAAAGAATATCTTGTCGCCAAACTTGAAATGGGTATGTAATGTTTACACATGTTGATTTGAATCTCCCCAAACTTTCTAGGGAAACCATAGATGGGGTTCGTTATTATTCAGTTCCAGACGAAGATGAGTTACTTAAATTAGTTTCTATTACTTCCATCACTAGTCATTTTAATAAAGAAATCTTTGTTAACTGGCGAAAGAGAGTAGGTAATGAAGAGGCAGATCGTATTACGAAAGCGGCTACAACCCGTGGGACTAATATGCACACTCTTACGGAACACTATTTGAAGAACGATAAAGATCTTCCTGAAGTTCCTCCTATATCAGATTTCCTTTTTAAAATATCAAAGGGAAAACTAAAGAAAATAGATAACATCTATTCTCTGGAAGGTGCCCTATATAGTAAAGAATTAGGTATTGCTGGAACTGTTGATTGTATTGCTGAATATAATGGAGAGTTATCTATAATAGATTTTAAAACGTCTAAAAAACCTAAACCCAGAGAATGGGTCGAACATTATTTCGTCCAAGCAATGGCATACGGTTGTATGCTTTATGAATTAACAGGAATATCTGTTAAAAAACTTGTAATTATCATGGCATGTGAAAATGGAGAATGCGTCGTTTATGAAGAGTATGACAAAACAAAGTACATTAAACTCCTCACCAAGTATATTAGAAAATTTGTTGGGGATAAACTTGACCTCTATGGAACCAAATAAAGAATTAGAAAAAGCAATTGAGAGTAAATTTTTGACTCCTCAGAAATTTGCTATGGAGATTGAAAAAATCGTAGCAGAAGAAGAATTCAATTATATTGATGCTATCTGCTACTATTGCGAAATTAATGCACTTGAGGTAGAATCAATAACAAGACTTATTTCAAAACCTTTGAAAGAAAGACTTAAGTGGGACGCAACTCGTCTTAACTATATGAAACCTACATCAAGAGCAAAACTACCCTTATAATGCGTTTACGCGACCTCTTCGTTACATATCTTGCAAGTGAACAATTAAATCTTGATAATGAAAAAATTGTTGACTGGGCTTTGGATATGGAGGAGAATGGTGAGGGAAGAATTGTAAGTAATCAGGGAGGATATCAGTCAAATGATATCATTGATCCTCCAGAAGTTTTAGAACACCTTTACAATAAACTTACCAATTTTGGTAATGATTTGTGTCAAAGGATTGATATTGCACCAGTTGTTATCAATAACATGTGGGTCAATGTTAATAGATATCGGGACTTTAATTGGACTCATTCCCATAATCAATCAATTATTAGTGGTGTTTACTATGTAAAAACTCCTTCTGATTGTGGTTATATTCAGTTTCAAAATCCTACTGCAGATTTTCAAAATCCGTGGACAGTTGCTGGAGACAATAATCCTTACACTTCTGATGGTTGGTGGATGCCATGTGAGGAAGGAACAGTATATCTTTTTCCTTCACATGTAAGACATGGTGTTCAACCAAATCAAAATAAAACTGAACCAAGAATTTCTATTTCATTTAATTTCTTGCATAGATGCCTACCAAATCCGAATTAATGCATCATCGTCTTCAAGCGATGTTGCGTGAACATAATTTTCCTGAACTTGAATATCTAGGTGTTAAACCTGATATTATAGGTGTGAATCAACATTGGTATAGTATTAACGGACATGAAGTTCCTGTTGATTCTATAACAGAACTAGATAATGTGGAACAACATGATGAAGACGAAAGTGACACCTTTTGAGACTTATCAAACTTATCTCTCTATGAAAAGTCATTTTACTAATAGTAAGTATGATTTTTTTAAATATGGTGGTAAGTCTCGTGCTACTATGACATCCTTTAATAAAAGGAAGGACAAATATTGGTTTGAGAAAACATCCCGAAAGTATTCGGATGAAGAAGTGCTAAACTTTCTTTTAGCAAATTTTATAAACACAGACACCCCCCAAAACCTATGGATCGGAGAGATAATCAACAGTGGAGAAAGAATCTACGCAGAGTGGATGAGACGAATACAGAGTTTGACCTATATTTTCAAGGAGCAATCCCAGAAATTACTCTCAGAGAGAGACTTAGAAACAGTGTTCGATTGCTCAAAGGGTCATCCCCTATTGTTAAAAAGTTATCTGGGTGGAGAGACCTCGCTAGAAACGCTTATCATACTGGAAAAAGTCTTTTCTTTCAGAAAAAACTTTGATAAGAAGTTGCAAGATCCAGTGTGGGAATCTGTTAGTTTAAAGATAAAGAAATATAATCCTTTCCTAAATATTAATGTATTTAACTATAAAAAAATTTTAAGAGATGCGTTAGATGAGTAATTTTTTTGATTCCGAAATAGTTAAAAAAGAACTTACTGAGATCAATAAGTTGCAAGAACAAGTGTACTCTCGTGCATTTGCGTATCCAATGATGTCTCGTGAAGATAAGGTTAAACACGTTGACAAACTAATTACATTATTAGAAAAGCAGAAAGTTATGTATACTAGACTGTCTCTTTCAGATTCGCCAGAGGCAAAACAAATGCAACAAACGTTGCAGAAATCCATTAATCATATGGGTTTCCCACCTGGTACTGATATGCAGATCTTGTTTAATTGTATGAATGATACTATTCAAACATTAAAAGAAAACATTAAATGATTGACTTTTAATAATTTCTCTGCTATAATCCAAACATCCAATTAATCCAATTAATCCGAGGTAATCTAAATGTCGTTTGCTAATCTTAAAAAGCAATCTAAATTAGGATCTTTAACTGCAAAGTTAGTTAAGGAAGTCGAAAAAATGAATAATAACGGTACAGCAGGAGATGACCGTTTATGGAAATTAGACGTAGACAAAAGTGGTAATGGCTATGCTGTTATACGTTTTCTTCCACCCCCTGACAAGGAAGATCTCCCATTCGTAAAACTATACTCCCATGCTTTCCAAGGTCCTGGCGGTTGGTATATCGAAAACTCTTTAACCACATTAGGACAGAAAGATCCAGTGTCTGAATACAATTCAGAACTATGGAACAATGGAACTGATGCAGGTAAAGAAACTGCTAGAAAGCAGAAACGTAAGTTGACTTACGTTAGTAATATCTACGTTGTAAAGGATCCTACAAACCCTGAGAACGAAGGTAAAGTATTCTTATATAAGTTCGGTAAGAAGATCTTTGACAAACTCACAGCAGCAATGCAACCTGAGTTTGAGGACGAGGAAGCAATCGATCCATTCGATTTCTGGCAAGGTGCTAACTTCAAGTTGAAGGCAAAGAACGTAGCAGGATACAGAAACTATGATAGTTCTGAATTTGCTGCTGTAACTCCATTACTTGATGATGACGATGCTCTTGAAGCGATCTGGAAAAAGCAATACTCTCTTGAGGAGTTTGTTGCTGCTGATCAATTCAAATCATATGAAGATTTGAAGAAGAGACTTGAATCTGTTTTAAGACTTGGAACTACTCGTGTACAACAAACAGAAGATCTGGAACGTGAAGATGATGGTCGTGGTTCTGCAGAAGAATTAGTTACTGCTGCAACTCAAGCAACACCATCTACTGAAGATGAGGATGATGCGTTATCATATTTTGCTAAACTAGCACAAGAATGATAAATAGAATATATTAGAAAAGGGTCTATAAAGACCCTTTTTTTCTATTGGAGAGGAAATGGAATTAAAAAAACCACTGATGCATGTTAGGTTGCATCAACTTGGATTCTTTTGGTGGGATCCAAGAATAGATCCAAGAGAACCAGAATATTGGGGTCCTGATGGGGGCTCCTTTTTTTATGGAGATTTTATTCTACTATTAGATGTTCTTATTAATCGAGTACTTACATATTGAGATGATTTAGTGTACTTCATAATTTTTCTCATATCTTTTAAAAACTGAGATAGGTAATCTGGTTTTAATAATTCAATTTGTCTTTTCTTTTCATTTACACGAGTTTCATATTGATAGTATGATAAACCTATTCTAATTGCATTACCTGTTAAATCAGTGAGAGGGTTGGTAGGATCTGGTATAGAGAAATCTGAGTCTACTATTTGACCTTTAGGTAAGATTAATCTATTATTTGCATCTCTAATCTCTATTGTTTCATAGTGTTTTGTTGCATTTAAATTCTCACCATACTTATTAAGAGAGAATTCATATAATTCATTACTGGTTAATGGCCATTCATTATTTACATTAACTATTCCTGCAGTTAGTAAGACTACCCAATCAAGATCTGGATTTCTATATACTTGTTCTGCAATTTGATCAGGACGATAACCATCCTTTATAGTTATTCTATCAAAGATAGTAAAGTATTGTTTTAAATCATCTCTTATTTTTACACGACGAAATAAATTTTTAACTTTAACATAATCTAATGATGAGTTTCTATCTGATAGTACAGACAGATATTCAATATTTGGTAATTCTCTAAAAAATCCCATTAGTATCCTACTCCATCTCCTGAATTTGGTCCTGCATAATCGTCTCTGTATACGGCAGTTAGTTCTGCGAAATTTAAACTTAAACTTAAATGTACAGGAGTTCCATCACGATATGTAGCATATGTACCAGAACCTGTATAGTTCACACTTAGACCAGTAAGTGCACATGGTTTAAAAGCATTTAAGAAAGGATGCATATCTTTTCCGTGCATGTATGTTAGATAAAATATATCTGGTGACTTTAAAAATAGACCCTTTACAGTTGCTGTTCCTCCTCTTTGGGGAGACATTGCTTGTTTAAGAATTCTAATAATAATTTTTATTTGATCAGCTTCTTTATTATTTCTTGGAACCATATCCCAACTAAAGGAAAAATTTCTTCCCGTAATACCATCAAATAATAATTGTTGGTTTTTGTTTACTGTTAATCCAGTTTCTCTACCAAAGAAATTAGCACCCGACCCTGTTAGTGCATTTGCAACTAAAGATGCAGTTGTTCCTGTAAGCATATTACCTACTACTGATCTATCTGCTTGTCCTAACTGAGTTAATTGGGACTGTAGTTCACTAAAAGCACCTCCTGCCATACTAGCAATACTACCATCTGTTGTCATACCTTTTTTAACAACAGATGCTATCATTGCTTCTGCTGGACCCATATTACCATCTGACCAATTCGCACCTTTAGTATCTTCTAGTCCTTGTGGTACTGGTAGCATTATTGTATAAAGAATATCTTTTTTCGCAATATGGTCACTAGTTTTTAAATTAAATTCATTATCTGAAATTCTATCTAAACCTGGCGCAACAAATTCAACTATCTCAAGTTTCATATAATCATCATGTTCATCTATTTTTGTATAAGGATATCTAAACGGTGCAGATGATCTTGGTATTCCGTCAGAAGGTCCTGTTTCATTACTTAGATTTGAATTTTCTGCGAATGCCTTAGCAGCATCTGCTGATGAACCTGTGAAACCGAATGTAGGATCAAAGCTACTTTGTGCTTCCTCTGAAAATATGCCAGAATCCTTTATAGAATCATAGTAACCTTCTAAATCTGTTATTGTATTCTCTGCCATTTATTTCTTTTTATCTATTTAGCCGATATTTACCGAAAGATAAATTTCTTGCGTCATCTATCTCTAGATCAGTTATATTATATAAACCACCTATTATTTCTGGAAAGGTATATTGTCTTGATTCTCCCCAATGGAAATTAATTCCTTTGAATCCCCAATCAAATATACTTGTAACTGCTACTAAAGGATATTCATCATATCTTAAGTTGGGTGTTTTGGGACGATATACAAAGGTGTAATACTTTCCGATCTGAGGAACATCTCCTTCTGACAATACACCTAGAACTTCTTGGTATACATCATCAACATCCTCTGAACCTGTATATTCTTTTAATATTTCAGATAGTCTACTCATACTCCTAGTTCTTTTTCTGTAATTACTTTAAATTCCCACCCACGATCTAAACAATATTCTGCTGCTGCTTTCCATTTTGATTGATTTTTAGCATATTCATATGCTTCACGAATGTAACCTTTTGTTTGTCTCTTTGGTTTTATGGGAGGTTTTGTTTGTTTTTTAGGTTTTACCTCTATAAGGTATGATTTAATTTTATTATGAGATTCTTTTACTTTAATATAAAAATCTGGGAAGTATCTATGAACTCTTCTATCAATAGGTGATCTGTAAGGAATAGCAACTTCTTCGCTCCACCATTCTAATATGTTTCTATTTTTATCACAATAAACCATAAATTTTCTTTCCCATAATGAACGATACACTATTTTCATAGGATTACCTTTATACTTTTCTGGATGAGATGGACGGTATTTTCCTTTATATGTCATGCTAAATAAGTATAATTAAACTCATAATAGATATTTAGTGTGGCAAACCAAAGACCAAGAAGAATAAGTGATTTGAAACCTACTCTTACAAATCTTGCACAAACTTCCCATTACGCAGTTAATTTTGGTAGTATGAGTGGATCTTTGAGTCGATACTTAGAAGATAGAGGAGTAGATAAAAGATTTATAGGAGGAGATTTAGGTTTATTATGCAATGCTGCTGCATTACCATTTGCATCTCTTGCAACTTCTAATGTAACAGGTGGGTATACAGGAATAACTGAAAAGTTTGCACATAGTAGAATGTATGTGCCAATTACACTTACTTTTTATGTTGATAAGGAATATAAGGTTTTAAAATTTTTAGAACATTGGATGGAATTTATTGCTGGTGGAACTCATGCTCCTGCTGGTAGGAGAGGATCCGTTTCCCAAAATAAAACAAATTACTTTATTAGGATGCAATATCCTGATGATTATAGGATGGAACAGACTCAAATAATAAAATTTGAAAGAGACTATAGTGATAATTTGCAATATACTTTCTTTAATTTATTTCCTCAAAATGTAACTGATGTTCAAGTTGGATATGATCAGTCTAAAATTTTAACTGCTTCTGCAACTTTTGAATATACTCGTTATGTTTCTGGACCTATAGGTAGGATATCCAAATATCGTAATAGTGTTAAAAATAATGATCTTACCGTTGAAGAAATGAATAAAAATATCGAATTAAGAGCTATGAATGCCAATATACCTGATGTACTTAATGCGGTAGATACAAATCCATTCAATATAGATTGGTCTAATCTAACCAATATGTCATCATTTTATAATGTAGATTCAAACCAGGAATCAACGGCATTTCCTCCTTTATATCTTCGAAATACTAACATACAAGGAGATCCTGGATTTACTGGGAATCCATATAACCCACAAGCTTAGAGTTTAAAAAACTCTCCTATATACTATACGAATTGTTATAATTTATTATGCCTTTACCAACCATTGCGACTCCAACCTATGAGTTGAAGTTACCTATTACAAATAAGACTGTAAAATATAGACCTTTCCTTGTTAAAGAAGAAAAAATTCTTGTTATAGCAATGGAAAGTCAAGATGAGAAACAGATTGGTCGTGCTGTTAAAGATGTTCTTAGTAGTTGTATACTAAGCAAAGGTGTTAGAGTAGATAGACTACCAACTTTTGAGATAGAATATCTATTCTTACATGTTCGTGGTAAATCTGTTGGAGAACAAGTTGAAATTTTAATAACTTGTCCTGATGACGGTGTTACACAGGTTCCTGCTGTGGTTGATATAGATGAAATAAAGTTAGATGTTAATCCAGATCATGATAGAGACGTAGTGCTAGATGATAGTTATACTTTGAGATTGAAGTATCCTTCTTTAGGACAATTTATCAAATCTAATTTTAATTCTACTGATGTTTCAGTAGAGGAAACTTTTAATTTGGTTGCTGATTGTGTAGATCAAGTTTTTAGTCCAGAGGAATCATTTGCTGCTTCAGATTGTACAAAGAAAGAATTACATACTTTTCTTGAACAACTTAATTCTAAGCAATTTAAGAAAATTGAGACTTTCTTTGAGACTATGCCTAAACTAAAACATGAGTTTGATATAGTTAATCCTAAAACTAAAGTTAATAATCATGTCGTTTTGGAGGGTTTATCGTCTTTTTTCGAGTAGCCATGGCTCACGAATCTCTTGAGTCATACTTTAAGACGAATTTTGCCCTGATGCAGCATCATAAATATTCATTAACAGAATTAGAAAATATGATGCCTTGGGAAAGAGAAATATATGTAACTCTCTTATCTCAGCATATCGAAGAGGAAAATTTAAAACGTGGTATAAATGGCGGTTAAAGACAGTTTTTTCAATATAGGTAATAATCCCAGTCTGGATGCAGCAGATACTGGGGTAGATCCTTCTACGGGAAAAATTTTGTCAAATGAAGAAAGAAAGAAGGTATTTAAGAGTCGTAGTAGTATATTATCTAAACAAAATAGACAGGCAATTGCTAGAACCAGTAAGATGAATTTTGGTGGTGGCGGTGCTTTGGTATTGTCAAATAGAGGTGATGTAGGTCAGAGAGTTCAAGCAGATGCTGGTGCTTTAGTTGCTCCAGTTAATACTTTAACAAAGAGAGTAGATGTATTAGAATCTACTGTTGCTAATATGCAAACAGTTCTTGCTAATATTAGAAAGGTAATTATAAAAGGAAATGAAACTGAGGCTAAGATACAGGAAGAATTAGCAAAGCAACAAAATCTTTTCTTCCAAAATAAGATAAAAGAGCAAAGAGAAGATGAATTAGAAGAACCTGATTTAGAAAAAAAAGCAAAATCAAAGGTAGATGCTACACAAAAGAAAACAGTAGGATTTTTTGATAAAATCAAAAATGCACTTTTACTTCTTTTTGGTGGTTTCCTTGCTAAAAAAGTATTTGAGACGTTTACTGCGTGGCAACAGGGTAATAGTGACCTGATGAGGCAATTGGGTGTAGATTTAAACTCTGCTCTTCAACAAGTAACAAGGGGGTTCCATCTTTTCACAAGATTTACGAGTAAATTAGTATCTCTTGCTGCTAAGTTTGCTACAGGTGTAGCTTCATTTGCTACTAGGGTAGTAACATTCCCATTTAGAGTAGCAGGTAACATTATTCAGACTGCAATAAGGAAGGCATATGTTGGTATTGCAAGGGCAATTGGTCCTGGTATGAGAACTGCAATAAAAGGATTCTTTAATATAGGTTCAAGAGGTGCAACAAGAGTAGCAACAACAGCAGCAACAACAGCAACACGAGGAGCAGCTGGAGCAGTTGCTAGGAGAGGAGTTTTAGGAGCCATACCTGTTATTGGTACTGGTCTTGATATTTGGGGTGCTGTAAGTGAGGGTATGAAGGGTAACTGGGTAGGTGCAGGATTATATACTGCAGGTGCTATTACCAGTTTGATTCCAGGTATGCAAGGTGTTTCGGGTGTCTTGAGTGTTTCTGCTATGGGGCAATCTATACACAGTGATTTGACGAGAGATGCTAATAATGAAGGAATTGATATTACAGGTAATGGAGATAATGTTCAGATAAATGGTACGAATAATAATAATTTCCAAAACCTTGGACAAATTACGCAACCAAAACCAATTGTAACAGTCATTCGACCTAATAACGGTGGTCAGACAGTAAATGGTGGAGGTGGTGGAACTCCGAAAAATACTATACCGAATATTGCATCAAGTAATCGTGATAATTTATATGCTCTGAATGCAAAATCAGAATTTAACACACCTGGAGCATAGATTAAATGGCGAAAGTAACAACATCAGGTGGTAAAACTGTAAGGTCTCCCATATCTTCTATGAGAGATAGTTTTCGTTCGTTAAAAAATAATCTTAAAAGTATGTCAAAGAGTGTACTTGGTGTACAAGATGAGTTGGAAAAAAGTAATAGATTAAAGGAAAAGGAATTACAACTTATTAAAGATGATGCTGCAAAATATAGAGATTTAGTGAAAAAGCAGTCTGAAGAAAGTAGATTAGAAAAATCTAATCTTGTTGGAGATACATTTGCAAATATTGGCAAATCTATCAAGAAAACTGGTGGAAATATTCTTAGTAAAGTACTTAATATAATGGGACTTTTTGCAGGTGCTTGGTTACTTAAGAATGCTGGTAATATTATGGAAACAATTCAGGGAGGAATTGATTTTATTGTAGGTGTTTGGAATAAAATAGGTAATGCTGTTGGTGGAACTATGGATTTTGTGAAAGGTTTGGGTGGATTAGTTATTGCATTCGGACAAAATATTTTATCATTTGATTTTGCAGATTCTTCTGATAAAATAAAGGATGCATTTTCTGATATAGAATTATCATGGCAGAGACTTAATGGTGACATTACTGGTGCAGAAAGGGTTCTTGATAATCCAGAAAAAGAATTTGAACAAGAATTAAATGGTGGAATTGACGATTCTTCTATAGAAGATAGTGAAACGAGATTACCAAAACCTAATAATGATGAAAATAACACTGGAAATAGAATAAGTAGTAATAGCGAAAAAGTTGATCCATTTGTTGTATTAGAGGATAATAGGGATCTTTTTCCTCCTGCTTTTTATGAACAGGTCAAGGAAACTATTGAGAAAAATCCTTCTGCTTATGATACTAAAGAGGAGATAAATGCTGCTATTAGTGCATTACCATTTGCTCCAGATCCTAGTCAAATTAGATATAGGGACAACTATAATAATGTGAATAATGAGGATACTTTAGAAAATAAACAATTATCATTGACAGATAAGGTTCATCAGCAAGTTAATGCTGCAGGACAAAAAATTAAGAATGAAGATTTAAGAATAGAAGGACAAAATAACACTGAGCAAAAACTTGCTATGATAATTCCAAAAGTAAAACCACAAGAAATAACTGTTATTGATAATAGTCCACAACAAGTAAATGTGAATGGATCTTCGGAAGGTGGGAATGTTGTTATATCTGGTGGTTCTGATGAGTTAAATAGTATAGAACAATTAATGTTACAGGATCTTACTTATACATAATCTATAATGTCAGCAACTAATCGATCCATAATAGAAGAGTTTGTTATATCCTCAGATAGGAGAGATGGGTATGCAGAACAAACGGATCAAAAGGGTTCAACATCCGAATTTGATCTGGTTCCATATGTTGTGTCTATTGAGTATTTTGAAGATATATTCTCTCCAGCTATTACTATGAAAGTAACAATATTAAATGAATCTCAAGTTGTTAAAGACTTATCTGAAGAAAGTACTGAAGGTGATGAACTAGTTGCACTTTTTGATGGTTTTCCTATTAGAGGAGGAGAAAGGTGTAAGATTAAAATAGGAGCAAATACTGAAACTAATATTCCATTAGATTTTTCTACAAAAGTTAATGATTATCTTTATATTACTAGTATTACCAATATTCTCAGAGATTCTAAGAGAGAAATGTTTACTTTACATCTAACAAGTAGAGAAGCATTGACTAATGAAACGGAAAGATGTTATAAGAAATATTCTCCAAATCAGAATATTGGTGCTACTGTTACGAATATTTTAAAAGATACTCTTAAGATTGAGGATCAAGACCGTATTGAAGTTGAATTAACATCAAATTCTTATGGATTTATTGGGAATATGAGAAAACCATTTCCTGTAATAACATGGTTAGCAAAAAAATCTGTGTCTAATAGTGCAAAAGGTAAGAGTGCTGGATTTTTATTTTATCAAACCAAAACAGGTTTTAAATTTAAATCTGTTGATACTTTAATGAGGCAAGAATATTATAAAATTACAAATAGTAATGGAGATAAAGAAAAATCACCTCCTTTTTATTATGAAGAAGCAACAGTAGCGTATGATGATCAAGATAGACCATTAAATAATGATTTTAAGATATTAAAATTTTCAATACAGGTAAGTAATGACATTGTTAAAAATTTAAAATTAGGAGTTTATGCAACTTCTGGTATGTATTTTAATCCATACAATTTTGAATTTAAAGGTAATGTATATAAAAGAAAAGATGCATTAAAAGAAGATAATATGTCTTTGATGGGTTCTGAAAATCCTGCAGATTACCCTTTAAAACTTAATGCAGATTCTGATGATACTATTGAGGATACTGCAAGCAGAATACTTACTGGAGTTCTTGATATAGGTGTATTAGCAAGGGGAGACACAAATCATCTCAAGTCATCTGATCCATTGCAATTTCAAATGCAATCTGTTACAAGATATAATACATTATTTACAAATGTGTTGGATATGACAATTCCCCTTAACTCAAATTTAGAAGTGGGTATGTGTGTTGAATGTGAATTTCCTAAAATGAGCAAAGAATTAGTAAGAGATGGTGGAAAGATGAGTGGTCCTTATATAATTAAAGAGTTATGCCATCACTACGATATAGAAAAATCTTATACATCTATGAAATTATTGAGAGATTTTGCAGGAGATAATCCTGGAAGAGAATCGGGAACAGGGACAGAGGGAGAAGAATAATTATGGATAATACTAATTTAAAAACTAATTTTCTTGGAAGAGATGGTTTTAGGTGGTGGATTGGACAAGTTCCTCCATCTCCCAATCATAAAGTAAATTATAACGTTAATGAAAACTGGGGTCTTAAAAGAAGAGTCAGGATTATGGGTTATCATCCTGATGAGAATAAGTTACCAGATAAAGATTTACCTTTAGCAATTGTACTGTTACCCCCAACTGCAGGAACTGGTGCAGCTAATCAGGCACAGTCAATTCACATTGAACCTGGAGAAATTGTATTAGGATTTTTCTTAGATGGAGATGATGCTCAAGTTCCAGCAATTATTGCAAGTTTTGGTAGAACCAGAGCAGCTACTGAGGCATTTGCGGAATATAGTGGTGCATTTATACCATTCACAGGTTATACCAATGAGATACCAAATCCAACAGGTACCACCGTTATTGCTGCAAATGAATCTAATGAGGAGAGAACTGATGCTGTAGTAAGTCCTATAAATGTTACTCAAGACCAAGCAGAGAAGAGAAATCCTCCTACTGTAACCGTAAGTAGTGTTCTTGGTAAACAAATTACAAAGGAGAGTCCTTGTGTAGATGGTAGTGTAAACAAAGTAAAGACAACTGTTAATAACTTTTTAGAAGACTTTAAACGTCTTTCAAATATGGGTGAAGGTCAGATTGATAAAATAAATGAGTCAATAAAAGAGACAACCAAAACTATAGCAACAGGTGTTAATGGTTTAGTTGGAGATATTAGTGAAAATGTTGTTGGAGAACTAACAGGACAGGTACAGACAGGATTAAAGGTATTATATGATGGTGTTTTTTCTAATATATTAGCATTAACAGCAAATCCTGTAGCAGCACATTTAGGAGGTGTAGCAGCACAGAAAGCTATGGTTCTTCCAGTTAATACACTTTCAAAGGCACTTCCATGTTTATCAAGTAATGTTAATTTAATGCTAGAAGATATAATTGAAAAAATGTTGAAATCTATGGTTGATTCGTTTGATGATGTTACTGGATTTCCAGAATGTATGGCAGATCAATTTACAGGTGCAGCTTTAAATAGTATAGTTGATAGTATTGGTTCTACATTAGCAACTCCTCTTGGAGGAATAACTAAAGTATTGTCTAGTGGATATGATATTACTGAAAAGATTAGAAGTAAAGTAGATATGATTAGTACTGTAGGTGCAATATTTGATTGTGGTCAAAACATTGATAAATGTACTGGTCTTCCTAAATCATTTACAATAGGAGGAGGAATTAAGGATACTTTGGATAGTGTTGATGGTGTATTGGATGCTGCAAATAATCTTGTTCAATCAGTAGATGGAGTTGGAAGTTCATTAGACGTAAACTTAAATATTCCAAATTTTGCTGAAGACTTTAAAGATCCTTTAGGAGCATGTTTTGGGGGAACTAGAACAGGTTGTGGTAAACCAAAAGTTAGAATATTTGGTGGTAATGGACTTGGAGCAGCTGCAGAAGCTATTATGGGAACATTAAATGGTCCTCCTGGATTTGTAGAGACTACTGCAAGTATTATTGGTATTAAACTTAATAAACCTGGTGTTGATTATGAGTTTCCTCCTTTCGTTGAGATTGTTGATGAGTGTAAGCAAGGATATGGTGCTGTTGCTAGAGCATTAGTTAAAAATGGTGAAGTTGTTGGGATATATATGGTATCTGAAGGAGAAGGATACCCACCAGGAGAAATTGAAGAAGTTGGTGTTGTAGATACAATAGTTGATAATCCTGGTTTAGGATATTCTGAAGGAGATATAGGAGTTGATAACTTTGGAAATGAATATAAGGTTATTGTTGATAAGGGAAGTATCGTTTCTGTTAAACCACTAAATATTAGTATAACTCCGAATTTACCGCAAATTAGAATTAAAGGTACAGGAACTGGTGCTTTAATTAGACCTGTCTTAGGAACTCCTGAATATAAGGGAGAAGTACAGCAGGTTATTGATTGTATTGATGATGGCGGGTCTTTGGGATCAAGTGAGGTCGATAACTAATGGCTAATACAGAAAGACCAGTAGAGGCATGTAATTGGGACAGAAGGAGATTTATTTCTTTAGGTCCCGATTTTAGAATTGATGCTAATAATCCTCAGATGGGCAATGAGGGAAACTTGTCCTGGTTAATATATGGTGCAAATGATGATGGAGATAAATCAAGTTTGTTTCAGACTAATGCTGGAACATTAAGTTTACATAGCGATAGGAAATTGGAAATTGCTGCAGGTGCTAATAATACTAGTGCAAAGGATGATGATATAAGTATAACTTCTCTGAAAGGAGGAATTACTATTACATCAAATGGTAATGGAGCAGTTACAATCAAGGCACCAAATATTTTAATAAAGGCAGATAATGATGTTGATATTATAGGAAAAAATATAAACTTAAATGCTAAAGGTGGAAAGGTAGATATTAACGGTTTAAAAGCTGTTGTTTCTGCTAAGTTGGGTAATCTTCCTGAATCTATGGGTATAGATTTTGCCAGAAATGCTTTTGCGGGAAGTTTTGTTGGTGGAGATTTCTTAGCAGATGCATTAGGTGGAGCATTACCTGAACTTGCAACTGCAGCAAATACATTTGCTGGTAAGTTTGAATCTCAAATAGGAGGAAAACTTAGTGCATACACTGATCTTGCATCCAAGATTGATACAAATGCACTTAAAGATCAATTAAAAGGACAAATCAGTAATGATTCTATTAAAAGTATAATAGGAGGTCTTGGTATCTAATGGAAGAAAAGAGAGAAGACTTGACTATAATTGGAAAACCAACGATACAAAATGAGGACGCAAAGTTCTATAAAGACGTTTATGTTTTTGGTAAATTATATTATGATTTTCAAGGGGATGATAGCGATTTTGGAGATTTAAATGTATTAGGTAATGCTGTCTTCAATGGTATTAGTACGTTTAAGGGTGCAGTAAATTTTGATCAAGAATTAAAAGAATTACAAGTAGGAGTATTAACTGTTACTGATACTTTTAGGGTTGGTGGTTCGGATGGAAATCCAGGTGGTGCAAGTTTAATAATAAAAGAGAGTGATGGTAGATTAGGCTTAGGAACATTAGATCCAACAAGAAGATTGGATGTTGTTGGCGACATGAGATTGAGTGCCAATTTATATGACTCAACTAATAATCCTGGTGTTTTAGGAGCATTCTTAACAAAGGATTCTGAAGGTATAAAATGGGTAGAATTTGAACCTTCATTCAGTGAAGGTATCTTTGTTTATAACGAAGAAACTCTTGTAGGTACTTCATCATTCCGTGGTCTTAACTTCATTACTAGTGGTGGTGGAGCACTAAAAGAATTAGTAGAAGGTTCTATAAACCCAAATAATCCCAATATTGCAGATATTTCTATAAGAACATTCTGGGAAAAGAGACCTGCTGGACTTGTAACTAACTCATATATTGGTATTGGTCTTACACTTCCACAAAATCATCTTCATGTAGCAGGTGTTTCAAGATTTCAAGGAGATATAATTGTATTAGGTATCTCTAGTTTCTTTCAGAGAGCAGAATTTACTCAAGGATTTAATGCAACAGGAGCTGGTTCTACAATAGATGCTCCATTTAAAGTAACTGGTATAACTTCAATACTTGATGATTTTACAGTTGGAGGAACAGGTCAAGGTTTATTTGAAAACTCATTAACAGTTGAACGTTCCACTGCACTTGAGGATACTTTATATGTGGGATCTGCATCTACCTTTATGGGAGATGTAAGAGTCGTAGGTGTATCAACATTTGAACAACAAATTGTTGTTGGTAAAGGTGCATCAATTACCGAAAATATACAAGTTGGAACTTCAGCAACTATATTCGGTACAATGGAAGTTGGTGCTGCTGCAACTTTCAAAGATAAACTAACAGTAGAGAAAGATACAAAGTTAGAACAAGCACTTGAAGTTTCAGGTGCAGCGACTCTTAATAATACTTTAACCGTTGCAAATAATACAACTCTTCAAAGTCAATTAAATGTTGTTAATGATGTTGATTTTGATTCCGCATTAAATGTAGATGGAGATTCAACTCTTGAAGGAACATTGAAAGTTGGTCCTGATGGAATAGTAATTACAACAACTGGTATAGGATCAATTGGTGTTGGAACCAATTTACCATCAAGAGAGTTTGAAATATTCGATAAAGATGTTTTCTTTAATCAAGGTGCAATATATGATTCTAATAATACTGTAGGATTTAATTCATTTACAACTTCTGACGATGTAAGAGTTCCTAAATCTGTTTTTGCTTCAGTAGGTGTTGGTACAACTGGATTAATAGCACCTAGATTCTTTGATGCTGCTGCATTACTCAGACAAAATGCTGATTTTATTGCTGCAGAATCTCTTGGATTTGTTACAAGTACTGATTATCTAAGTCCTAGTTTTTCTTTAACAACATCTCATTACAGAGATTGTAGAGATGATATTAAAGCAATTTTATATTCTGTTGCCAATGACATAACAAAAGGTGGTAATGAACAAAGTGTTGGTGCTGGATTATCTTTTTATAATGGAGATACTTTAATCCATATCACTGGTACAGATGATAATGGTTATTCAATTAAAGATGCAACTGTAACAGCAGTTGATTATGCTTCTAATGTTGCAAAATATGTTATTAATAATTCTCCATATCCAAGATCATATCAGATAGATGCAATTAATAGTGAGTATGCTGCATCTTCAAGATTAATTGAACTCAATAAAGATTTTGTTGCTGCAGAAACAGTAGACAGAATATTGGCAACATATCCATCTCATAGTATGACTGGTGGATCACAAGCTTGTGTTGATGATGTTAAACAAATATTAGATTCTGTAATGTACAACCTATCATTTAGTGGTAATGATAGAGTTTACGATGCTACCAAATATTATGTTGAAGGAAGATTTGTAGAAGGAGAAGAGACACAAGTATTATATGGTTACAACCAAATGCTTACTGTTGTAAATGATATTATAAGAAATAATACGGTTGCAAAAGTATCTGGTACACTTAATACATTTACACAGATAACTATAGGATCTGCTACATCCCGTGTTGATCAAGTTGCTTCTATAACATCATTAGTTGGAATTGTAACTGTTGGTGTTGGTCTTACAAGATTACCAGATACTAGAACAGATTCATATTCATTATTTTCTTCACAAGTAATTGATCCATCAATATCACCAGATTCTGCTAGAAATAATAATCATGATCCAGAAGGATGTGCAAATGTATATTCTGCAATTAATACTCTTGTTGGTATTACCAGTACAATTATTGGAGTAGGTACTGCAGGTGTACCAACAATAACTTATCCAGATAGTAAAGTAGTTTGGGCACCAAGAGGTGGAGACTCTAAGAATATAATTTATGTTTCCAAGTTTGGAAATGATGCTAATAGTGGTAGAACAGAAGGAGACGCAAAGTTAACTATTGGTGGTGCAGCTGCTGTTGCCCAACCAGGAGATACAATTTATGTTAGAACTGGTGTTTATTCAGAAAATAATCCAGTTGGTTTAAGAACAGATGTTAGTATAACTGGACAGGATATGCGTTTAGTTACAATATATCCACAGAATGATGATGATATTTTCTATGTTAGAAGAGGATGTTTGCTTGAAAATTTAAATTTTGCTTATAGTCCTGATCCATTAGATGATCTAGCACCAATAACAATTAAAGGTGGTTGTGTAGCATTTCCTCCTCCTGCAGGAATTGGTAGTGCAAGATCAGGATGTTTAGATATTGGTCCTTGTAATGAAGGTCCTAGTGGTAGATGGAGATCCCCTTATGTTAGGAACTGTACAAACTTTATTACTGATAGTACTGGTATGAAGATTGATGGGGATCATGTAGGTTCTGCATTTACTGGAGCAGTAAATCCAGGACAAGATCTGAAGTCTATGGTTTGCGATTCATTTACCCAATATAATGAAAACGGTATTGGTGTTTCTATTACTAATAATGCTTATGCACAGTTAGTGTCTATATTCACTATTAATACTGATATTGCTATATTCTGTGATACTGGTGGATCTTGCGATCTAACAAACTCAAACTGTTCCTTTGGTAACTATGGATTAGTTGCTGATGGTGTTGGTAGAATTGATTTCACAGGTATAACAACAGTAGCAACAGTTGGAGGAGATTTTGATACAACAACATTAACAGGAGTTGCAGATACTATAGGTAATTATAGAAGACCATATAACGGACAAGCATTATACTTTAAGATAAATCTTGATGATTATGATGATACAACTGTTAGTGGTATTATTACTGCACCGTTGCGTTCTTTAAGAAAAATTAATATTTTGAATGGTGGTAGTGGATATAGTCAGGCATCACCACCTGCAGTTACAGTTTCATCTCCTGGAGGACCTGAAGGAATTTCTGCTGAAGCTAGTGTAAATGTAAGTACTGCTGGAACTATTACTTCAATTGATGTTACTAATGAAGGTAGAAATTACTTACCTAATGAGGAATTGGTAATTTCAATCGGTGGAGGTGGTGGAGGAATAGCAACTGCTGTAACAGAACCAATATACTTCACTGTTGCTGAAGCAACGGATCCTACACCAACAGTTGGCATTTCAACAGTAACTCTTGACCAGTTTATACCTTATAGTATTGGAGTTGGTGTAACTGTTGAAATGTTTAGAATCAGTAGAATATTAACCAGCTCACATTCATTTGAATATGTCGGTACAGGTGTAAATATAAATAGAGCGAACCCCTTTCAGGGTGGAGTTCCTATTCCTGAAAACGAGGTCGTTGCTACTAATGGTGCACAAATACCATTTACAAGTACCGACCAAGCTGGTAACTTCAAAATAGGTGAAGGTATCACAATTGATCAAACAACTTCAACGATTAGAGGTAGAGATTTTAGTCGGGCAATCCAAGCAGAAGTTACTCCCCTCATTTTAGCACTCAGATAATAATATGGCAGTCGCACCAGTAAATAAGTTTTTAACAGTTGCAGTTCCTGTAGCACCAGGTCCGCAGAAACTTTATGAGGTTCCTACGGGAGTTTCCTCAATTCTTCTATTTGCTCAAGTATCAAATGTTGGTATTGGAGTATCTTATCCTGCAGTAACATTCTGGCATAGAAGAACTTCAAGAAGTACAGGTAATTTTAGAGATACTCGTGTTATAAGAGATATACAAGTTCCACCAAATGATGCAGTTGTTCTTATTGATGGTCGTTTAGTATTAGAGAAGGATGCAATAAAAGTAGATGAAATATATGTTGATGCAAAACAAAGTGGTATAGTATCAGTTACAGGTGCTGAATATGATGAACCAAGTGGTATCGTAACAGTTACAACTTTAACACCACATAATTTTCCTGTTGGACAAGAAATAACTTTATCTGGATTAGAGTTTATCTGCCCTTCAGGGTCTGGTATTACTACTAGTTTCTTCCCAGATCCACAACAATCATATGTTGTTGATACTATTGTTAATGGTGTAGGTATATCAAAAACATTCTCTGCTAATATTGGAAGTTCTGCTGGAATTGCTCATACTTATGTTGGCAACTCTGTGCATAATTTTGTAAGTGCAGCAACCAGCTCAATAATATCTGGTGGTGCGTATGATCATAAGTTTGTTAGAGCGACTGATGGTTCAGTAATTCAGGGTGGAGATTATACACATACATTCGTAAGTGCACTTGCGGGTGCTGTTAAAGTTACGGGAGGTGGTAATGTTACCCCTACAACTGCTACTTATGATGGAGCAACGGGAAATTTAGTAATTACAAAATCATCTCATGGATTGACAGATGCAAACACAGTTGGAATTAAAACTGATGGTATTACCTTCCAGTGTACTATGGATGGTGGTGTAACAGATCATGCATATCCAAGAAGAAGTGATCCAAAATATAATGCTTTTAATTTAGGAATTACAACATTTACAGATGATACATTTACTGTAAATGTAGGGGTTTCAACTATTGTTAATTACAATGTTTCAAATGCATCTTATGCACCAACAACAGGACAGTTAACTCTTAATATTGGTGCTCATAGTCTGAAGAGTGGGGTAACAACAACTGTACAAAGTGCACAATACAGTCCTGTTACAGGAATTATGACTGTTACTATTGCTGATCATGAATATTCTGTAGGAGAGAGAGTAAAATTTGATGCAGAATCTCTGAGGTTTAATTGTCCTTATGGTAACGGAATTCATACATTCGTATCGGCACAACCAAATGCAGTTAATGTTCAGAGTGGTGCAGAGTCTGGAAATCAAAAGACTCCAAATGGGTCAACTTATGTTCCATCAACAGGTCTTCTTACATTATCATTTGGTTCTGCTCATGGAATGTCAACTAGTGATACAATTACTCTTGATAATGAATCAATAAAATTTACTTGCGACGCAGATAGTCATGCGACTGAACATGAATATCCTCGTTCTGATGATCCTATTGCAGGAGTAACTACTGCTGTGACTGTTACATCAACAACAGCATTTACAATCAATGTGGGTCAGTCTGTCGGAACTAAGAGTACAAAAGCATATCCAAGAGTTAATGATTACGCATATAATAGATGGTTGCCCATATCCAAAGTTGTAACTACAGATACTTTTGAAGTTCAAGTATTAGGACCTAATGGTACTCCTTCTACAAATACAGATATTCATACATGGGTTGATGCTGTTGGAGATATGAAGAAGGGTGGAGAATCAATTAAGATTGCTGCTAATTCTTTAGTATTTACTTGTGATATGGATACTCATAATTCGGAACATTCTTATCCAAGAACAACTGATCCATATTATAATACCTCTATTCCTATCGTATCAACGACATCAGATACTATAACAGTTAATGTTGGTATCTCAAGTCTTGTATATCACAAACCAACTGATGCAGACTATAATCCTGCAAATGGGGATTTAGTATTAACTCTTGGATCTCATAAGTTAATGGTTGGTAAGAATGTTAAGATAGCAACAGGATCTCTTGGGTTTACTTGCGATAAAGATAATAATACAGCAACTAAGTTATATCCAAGAGCAAATATAGATCCTGCATATAATACTTCTGTTTCTGTCGGTGCTACTACATTAAATACAGTAACCCTTCAAATTGGTGCTCAGCCTGGTGGATTAGTCGCACCATTACAAATGGAATTTCTTGCAAGTATCCTAGAAAATAGTACAACATAATATGGCGAATAAGGCGAGATTTTTAAGTGGTAAAAGAAAACTTTCTACGTTAAGTGGTTTAAGTACAGATCGTCATGTATATTTGTCTCCCGAAGAGACAGAACCCAATTTAGGTTTTGTTGGAGAAAAAACACTTCCTATAAGAGATGAATACTATCAGTTAGTTACTGTTGAAAATGGTGGACAATATGATCGTTATTGGCAGGTTGCTCCTTCAGGTATATTAACTACTGGTTTAACTATTTTTGATGAGGGTGGGATAGTTGGTACTGGTAATAGTATTAGTAAACTTGATTTTGTTGGTAATATTGTAAATGTAACTGCAAATAATTTTGGATCTATATCCACAATCACGATATCTCCACCAGGAAGTGCTAGTCAAATTATATTCAATGATGATGGTAGTTTTGATGCATCTCCATATCTTTTAGTTAATAGTTCAGGAATAGTAACTGCAACAGATGTTTTTCAAATTGGTGTTGGTGGAACCATATTATCTTCTAAAACTAATGGCAATATTGGTATTGGAAGTGCTATACCAAAGTATGATTTAGATATTGTAGGAAATGTAAAAATTAGTGGAGCTATAGTTGATGCTGGAGATGGGACAGGAAGTACTGGAGAACTTTTAGTTAAAACTGCTACTGGAGGAATGCAATGGCAAACTGCAAATGCAGTTACTTCTGGTGCGGGGGGAACAGTATCCCAAATACAATATCATAGTGCATCAGGAACTGTTGGTGGTGCTGATGTTTTTTGGTATGATTACACAAATAATAGAATAGGAATAGGAACCCAGTCCCCAGAAGTTATATTTGAAGTTGTTGGTAATTCAAAGTTCTCTGAAACTACTGAAACAAAAAATTTAACAGTAACAGGTGTTTCAAGTTTTACTGGAGTATCAACTTTTACTACTGGAGTTGTAGTTGGTTCTGCAGTTTCCTCATCTAATCTAACTGTAGATGGTGGATCATTTGTTTCTGGTATGTCTACTGCATCTGTCTTTGACGGTAAAGTAACTAAAAAAGCAATAACAGAACAAGTTCAAACTTCAAGTGCTGATGGTGCTAATGATTTATTATTAATATATGATGCTGATCAAGATACAACCAGATCAATAAGTATTGAAGATGCTACTTTTCAAGGTCTTCAGGGTATTCAGGGACAACAAGGAACCCAAGGTAGACAAGGAACTCAAGCTGCACAAGGAACAACTGGAGAACAAGGTTTACAGGGTATACAAGGAGTACAGGGTATACAAGGAATAGGTGCTTCGGGTGTTCAGGGTGTTCAGGGTAATCAAGGCATTCAAGGAGAGCAAGGTATCCAAGGTCGCCAAGGTAGGCAAGGAAATCAGGGTAGGCAAGGTAGACAAGGTAGACAAGGAATACAGGGAAATCAAGGTATACAAGGTATCTCTGGTGCACAAGGTAATCAAGCATCTCAAGGTATTCAAGGTATTCAAGGTGTAACTGGTGCACAAGGTACACAAGGTTTACAGGGTAGACAGGGTTATCAAGGTATTCAGGGTGTTCAGGGTATTCAGGGTAATCAAGGTCTACAGGGTGTTCAAGGTACAACTGGTGCACAAGGTGACCAAGGTATACAGGGTATTCAAGGAATTCAGGGTGTTGGTGCTCAGGGTGTTCAGGGTGTTCAGGGTGGAGAAGGTCCTCAAGGACAACAAGGTGTTCAAGGTATTCAGGGTGTTCAGGGAACTCAAGGATTTCAAGGTATTCAGGGTATTCAAGGAGAGCAGGGTATTCAAGGAATTCAGGGTGTTCAGGGTAATACTGGTGAAGAGGGTGCTCAAGGTATTCAGGGTATTCAAGGACCACAAGGAACGCAAGGTATTCAGGGAGATAATGGTGTAGGATCTCAAGGTATACAAGGTATTCAGGGTCTTTTAGGTCTTCAAGGACCAGATGGTAATCAAGGTGTTCAAGGTATTCAGGGTATTCAAGGAATACAAGGTGTTTTAGGTGTTCAGGGTAATACTGGTCAGGGTAATCAAGGTATACAAGGAATTACAGGATCTCAAGGTATTCAAGGATTACAGGGTAATCAGGGTATTAGTGGTGTTGTTGGTGGACAGGGTATTCAAGGTATTCAGGGAGTACAAGGTATTCAGGGTACTGGTGCTGTTGGTGGTGTTGTCACAGGTAGTATTGTATGGTATGCTGGAGATAAAGGAAGTGGAAGTTATCCAACTCCCCCTTCAGGATTCTTATATTGTGATGGTGCATCATATGGTAATATAAGTAATAATCCAGGAATTGGGCAACATCAAGATTTATACAATGCGATTGGATTTCAATATGGAGGAAGTGGACAGAACTTTAGTGTTCCCGATCTTCGTGGAGAATTTATTAGAGGATATGATGATGCTAAAGGTGTAGATAGTGGTAGAGCATTTGCATCAAGTCAATCCCATCAATTCCAAACTCACACTCATGACATACCAATTCATGCTCTTGGAAATAGCGACTGGAGTGGTGGTGCTAATGATAGACCAGCTGCAGATGATTCCAGTTTCATAAGAAATGTTGAAGGTGGTTCGCCAAACGCTACAAATGGTGGAAACAATGGTAGTGAGACCAGACCACGAAATATTAATTTCTTGCCTATAATAAAAACATAAATAGGTGTAATCAAACTTCTAGATAATTGTTATAAAAGGATATGGCAACCGTAACCTGTAAAACTTATGATGGTGTAGAACGCACTATTACCGTAGATGCTGAAAACACTTGCCCACTGTATAGTTACGGTGAGACTAATAAAGAGTATCTTGGGACATTTGAGAAAGCATCTGCTCCAAATAATCCTACGTATTATAATGCACCTGCATTGACCACTCCAGTTGCTCCACCTGAAGCAGAACTTGGAAAAGTTAGAGTATTTGATGAAGGTGCTCAAACGTGGAGTCAAATTAAAGATTGGAGTGGAAATTACTATTCTGTCGATGCTGCAACAATAGGATCAGTTGTAGTTGTTACAAGTCCATGGGGACCAGTTCCTGCAGGAGTAACTACATTTACTCCACCTGTAGTATTACGTCAAACTGCGTTGGCATGGGATACTGCATCTGGAGGTGCTGATGCAGGAATAGGAGTTACTAATGCATGGAGTATTGTTTCCACTGCATCTACTCTAACTGCAGCACAAAAACTTGAGAATGTTGGTCTTACAACCGCAGAATTAAAAACTCTCTTAGGGTTGTAACTTCTATTGACATGAATCTGATAGTACTATATAATATTAGTACTTTGTAAGTTAGGGATGATTGATCCTAGTGAATTCGTTGATCGTGTGATCATAGACCTTTGTGCCAAATCATTTTTATTGGTTGGTAGTGAGGAAGATGAAAAATTAATAGAATGCGATACTACGGATGAATTTATGAATGTACTTAGAGTCTGCAATGAACATTTGAAGGCAGACCAAATTGAATACGCAGATTTATCACTTAAGTAACCAAAATGGACATTATTACATCTGAAGAGTTTCAGAACAACAAGTATGAAATGATCAGCAGAGCGAAAGATGGGGAACTTATTGGTATTGTAGATGCTGATGGAAAAGCATCCATATTAAAAAAACAAGCCGAAACCGAAGAAGAGTGGTTTGAAATGCAAACACATTCAGACCTTTAAAAGTGGTTTGGTACTATATTATGAAAGTAGGGTAACTCCTACTACCATAAATAAAACATAGAAATCTCATGGTCTTGTACGACAATGCCGCTTAATAAATTAGATAATTTTATCAAGAATACCGACGGAAGGACTCTTTATGTCAATCCAAATGATCTTGAATCTACAGATAGTATTGAAAACCAAGGTAATTCTCTTGCTAAACCTTTTAAAACGATTCAAAGGGCATTAATAGAGTCTGCTAGATTTTCATATCTTAAAGGAAATAATAACGATAAAATAGAACAAACTACAATCTTGCTTTTTCCAGGAGAGCATTTTGTAGATAATAGACCTGGTTTTGCCATCTTTAATGATGCAAGTTTAGGTGTAAGGGTTACTTCTCCCTCTGGTACAAGCTCTCCACCTTCTGAAGAAATTGCTTTAAATTTAGATTCAAACTTTGATTTGAATCAGGTAGAAAACCAATTATATAAGTTTAATAGTGTTTATGGTGGTATAGTTGTTCCTCGTGGTACATCACTTGTTGGATTAGATTTAAGAAAGACAAAGATAAGACCAAAATATATTCCAAACCCAACAGATACAGATGTTGCAGGATCTTCTATATTCAGAATTACTGGTACATCTTATTTCTGGCAGTTCTCAATCTTTGATGGTAATGAATTAGAGACTGTATATACTGACCCAGTAGATTTCTCAACAACTAATCGTTCAAAACCAACTTTCTCTCACCATAAATTAACTTGTTTTGAATATGCTGATGGTGTAAACAATGTTTCTGGTTATGATATAAGTGACCTTGACATGTATTATAGTAAACTGTCAAATGCGTTCAGTTCTATAAGAAATATTCCAGAGAAATATCCTGATGATCCAGATGCATTCGCAAAACAGAGACCAGAGTGGGAAATTGTAGGTGCATTTGCTGCAGATCCATTAACAATTGCAAGAATTGAATCTGGTAGTGGTGGAACAGCAGGACCAGTTATTACAGTTACTACTGTATTGGATCATGGTTTTAATGAAGGAACGCCAATTAAAATTGATGGTGTTGGTGTACCTGATAACGTAAATGATTATAATATATCAACTACGGTACAAAGTATAATTAATAGTAAAACATTTACATATCTTTTACCATATGTTCAACCAAACTTACTAACTGTACCTGATGTTAGTGGTGCAGTAGTAACAATTGAAACTGATACTGTTTCTGGTGCTTCTCCTTATATCTTTAACATATCATTGAGATCTGTATTTGGTATGAATGGTATGCATGCAGATGGAGCAAAATCATCTGGTTTCCGTTCAATGGTTGTTGCCCAGTTTACTGGTATATCACTACAAAAGGATGATCGTGCATTTGTAAAATATAATGAAGCAACAAGAAGTTATGAAGGAAGATCTATAAGTAAGAAGACAGGAGCAGAATTATCTTCTGGTTCATCTTCATTAGATAACGCAAAGGTATATCATTTAGATTCTGAAGCTGTTTATCGTAGTGGGTGGGATACTACTCATATTAAGATAACTAATGATGCTGTTATGCAGATTGTATCTGTATTTGCTATTGGTTATAATAAGCATTTTGAGACTGCTAGTGGTGGTGATGCTTCTATTACTAACTCAAACTCTAACTTTGGACAGTTCTCTCTTGCTTCAGATGGATTTAGAAAAGCTGCGTTTGATAAAGATAATAAATCTTACATAACATCTATTATAACTCCAAGATCAATAGATGAATCAGAAACGAATGTTGATTGGCAATCTTTAGATGTTGGTCTTACTACATCAGTTGGTATTTCAAGTCAATTATATCTTTATGGGTTTAATAATTTTGATGATGCTCCTCCAGTCTTAACACAAGGTTATAGAATTGGTGCAAAAAGAGATGATGTTATTTCTGTAGATTTAGGTGTTGGTATTGGTACCTTCACTTCTAATATCTGCATGGTAGATAATAATGTTAGTGGTGGAACAACTTCTCTTGGAGTTAATATAGCATACAAAGAGTTCCCTGTAACTTCTGGACCTAGTGATAATATATTTACTATAGGAACACATAATCTTCTAACTGGAGAAAGTGTTGTTATTACTAGTAGTAATGGAGATCTTCCAGAAAATATAGTTCCCCATAGACTTTATTATGTTATTAAGGAAAGTTCTACTACAATTAAATTAGCATCTTCTAAAGCATCTGCGGATAGTGATTCACCAGTTACAGTATATGGTGGAAATGATTTAACAATAACCAGTAGAGTTTCTGATAAGAGTTCAGGAGATGTAGGACATCCAGTTCAGTGGGATGCTGATGCAAGTAACTGGTATCTTCACAGTACACACGGCAATAGCATTTATAGTGCATTAAACACTAATGGAGTTTCTGCTCTTACACAAAAAACTGATAATACTTTTATTGTAAGAACGGACGATTCAAGAAGTTTAGATGAAAAATTATATAAAGTTAGAATAGTTGTTCCAAAAGATGCTGAAAATGCTAAACAACCTGCTGAAACCTTTATTATTCAGGAATCAAGTTCTACTGGATTTAGAAATGATGCTGACTCATCAAGGGTAAGTATTGGTGCTACAGATCATGATTTTGCTAGAAACTCAAGATTTATTAGTACATGTATATCAGGTAGTGCAGGTGTTGTAACTGTAACTTCAGAAGTTCCACATGAATTAAACACAGGTAATTTAGTTAACATTGTAAATGTAAGAAGTACAACAAATACTGGTGGATTAGGTAATCTTGGATATAATGGAAGGTTTGCAGTAACTGGTATTGTAAATGATCATGAATTTACATATTCAAGTACAGATGTTGATAGCACTGTACATACACCAGGTGTATTTAATAGCGATACTTCAGTAAGAAATTTAAATCTACCAAGATTCCAAAAGAATGATACTAATAAAAATTATTATGTATATCGTTCAGAAATAATTTCAGATTATATTAAAGATGTACAAGATGGTGTGTATCATGGTTATGTTTTAAATGCTAACAATGCATTACCTGTAGAATTTAATAACTTTAAATATAGTCAAAATGTTACTAACCTTTATCCAGAGTTAGATAAGGATAATGTAAATGATAATCCTGGTCCAATAAAGTCCTTTGCAAAAAGAGCTCCAATTGGAGAAGTTGTATCTAACGATCTTACCAAGAGTGTAACAAGAGAAACTTTAGATTCATTTGTAGAAGATTTTGGTATTGGTAAAAAAATAACTGGTGTAACAACAGTCTTCACTAGTGTAAATGCGGGAGTTGCAACTGTTACTCTTGATAGAGAACATGGATTCTCAGGTGTAACTACTTACAGTTCATTTGCAGGTGGTAGTGGATATAATGAAGGAACACACTATAATGTTAAACTACTTAATGATGGAACTACAACGTGGGATGGTGCAACTGCTAAAGTAGTAGTTGGAACAGGTGGAACTATAACAGATGTAAGTTTCATCTCTAGAGGATCTGGATATACTGATGCTGAACAATTAGACTTTGATACCTCAGTTTTAGGTTCTGGTACAGGTGCAGGAGTTACAATATCTTCTTCTGGTATCTCTACAAATATAGGAGATGCAATTCAGATAACAGGAATAGGAACTACTGGAGAGGGATATTATAAGATTGCTTCAATACCTTCTAAAAATCAAGTTTCAATTGCTATAACTGCAGGAGATACAGAGATCCATTCAGGGCAGTATCTAGTAAATCTAGGACCTTCTGTTCATGTAACTTCAGTTGCAGGACCAGTATTAGGTATTACAACCTTTACTAGTTCCTTTGCACATGGTTTAACTGCAGGTTCTAAAGTTGAGTTTAAAGATTCAAGTAATAATAAGTTAGGAGTCTTTGTTATTAATGAGAAGGTTGGTGTTACTACATTCACAGTTAAAACATCTGATACCTTATCATCTACCTCATACTTAGTACCTCATGGTTTTGATTCAAATAATGCTGCTTCGGATGCTGTAACAGAGAATTTAGCAACAAGAGGTGTATCATCTTACGACAATGATAAGTTATTCCTTCATGTACCAATTTCAGATGGAAATACTATTGCTGTTACCGATTCTTCTCTTTGTGGTATTGCAACTCTAAATCAATTCCCTGTTGGATCATACGTTCAGATTGATAATGAAATAATGAGGATTTCTAATTCCTCATTTAGTGGAACTAATAGTAATGAATTGAACGTTATTCGTGGTGTGTTTGGAACTCCAAAAGAATCTCATGCTACAGGATCAATTGGTAGAAAAATAAAACCAAAAGCAATTGAATTAAGACGACCATCTATTATTCGTGCTTCTGGACATACATTTGAATATCTTGGTTTTGGTCCAGGTAACTATTCTACTGGTTTACCTCAAGTACAGGTAAGAACTTTAACAGATAAAGAGTCCTTCTTAGCACAGTCTCAGAAGAAAGCTGCTGGTGTTGTTGTTTATACTGGTATGAACAGCGAAGGAGACTTCTTTATTGGTAATAAGAAATCCAGTTCTGCAACTGGACAAGAGAGAACATTTGATGTTCCATCTCCTACTGTAACAGGACAGGAAGTTGGTAGATTAAGTGTTGTATTTGATGAAGTCTTAATCAAAGAAAGATTAAGAGTTGAAGGTGGTAAGTCTGGAACAGTACTATCTCAGTTTGATGGTCCTGTAACATTTAACAAGGAAGTTAGACTTAGAAATACAGGAACAATTACTGGAGTTTTAAAATTAGATGATGTAACTCAATCAACAAGTAGAACCACAGGTGCTCTTGTTATTGCAGGTGGTATGGGTATTTCTGGTAAAGCAACATTTGGTGATGAAATCATTGTTGATACAGGAATTATTCCCGATGTTGATAAAGGAGCATACATTGGTAAATCTGATCAAGCATTTGAAGAAGCATACATTGATGGAATTAGACTTGGTGTTGGTGGTACTACAACTATTGATACTAGAGGTGGAGATCTTGTTGTAAGTGCTGCAATTGGAAGTAGTGTTTCTATAAGCACTGTTACCACTATGACATCAGACTTGAATGTAGAAGGAGATATCACTGCATTCTATACTTCTGACCGTAGATTGAAAGATAACATTGCTCCTATTGATGATCCTCTTGCTAAAGTTATATCAATCAGTGGTAATACCTATGATTGGAATGATAAGTCTGGAAAGACAGGTAAAGATGTTGGTGTGATTGCACAGGAACTTGAAGGAGTTTTACCAGAAGCAGTTACAACACGCAAGAGTGGATATCTTGCTGTTGATTATGATAAAGTTGTTCCCCTACTTGTGGAAGCAATTAAAGAACTCAACGCGAAAGTTGATTCATTAGAACAAAGACTAAATAACTAAAAAGTATAGAGATGCCTAATTATAAGAAGTCGTTTAATTTTCGTAATGGTGTCCAAGTTGATGACGACAATTTTATCGTAAACCCCAATGGTCTGGTTGGAATCGGTACATCGGTTCCAACAGAGTTTTTAGATGTTAGGGGAACTGCGAAAGTTGTCGGGATAGCAACGATAAAAAATGCATTTATTCAGGAAGGTGCTACAGTTTCGGGAGTAGCGACTATAGGGCAGATTGAGGTTGGTATAGCATCTATACTCTCATCGGGTATTATTACTGCAACTTCCACATCAGGAGTTGTTACTTACTTTGGAGACGGTGGTAGGTTAGTAAATCTACCTACATCTCAATGGATTGATGTAAATCCAGGTTTAGGTTTCTCAAGCATATATTCTGCAGGGTATGTTGGCATAGCAACTGAACTTCCATACAATGCTCTTCAAATTGGTGGAACCGCAGATGATTTGAATTCTCCAGGTGTTGGAATAAATTCAACAGGAGATATTAAGGCAACAGGTATAATAACAACAAGACAACTTTCATTTGAAGGTCCTGAAGCAAGAATAACAGGTGTTACATCAATTATTGATAGTACATCACTACCTTTATTAACAGTAAGTCAACTTCAATCTGGGGTTGATGCACTAAAAGTTGATGGAAGTATTGATGCCAACGGTAGAATTGTTGGTGCAGCAACAAGTAATGTAATTCCATTCTTGTATTCAACTTATGGCGATCTACCATCTGCAACAACATATCATGGTGCTTTTGCTCATGTTCATGAAAGTGGAAAAGCAGTATATGCACATGATGGAAACTGGGTAGAATTAGTTAATAAAGAAACAACTGGAACTGTTGGAACAGGAACAGAAGCATTTAGTCTTGGATCTGGTAGTGCAATTATTTTAAATGCGTCTGAAATAAAATCAGGTTTCTCAACAATAGGGGTAAGTACAGTAACTGATATACTTCATGTTGGTACTGGTGGAACTATCCTCGCAAACAATGGACAATTTATTGGTATAGGAACAGTTATTCCTACCTCTGATCTTCAGATTCGCAAACCAAGTGGTGTTGCAAAAATAGAAGTAGTTTCTGATAAAGACAGTGCTGTAATTTCTGTTGGACAATCAGTAGGTGTTGGTGCTAGTTCTGCAGCATTTAAGTTTGGTGTTGCTGATAAAACACTTGATATAGTTAATAATGATACAGGAAACTTTAACTTAGTTCTTCATGGAGGTCCTGCAGGATTATCAACAGGTAACTTCAACTTTGTTGATGGTCAATCAAATGGCGACCTGATGACCTTAACTTATGAAGGTGATTTAGGTATAGGTGTTGCGATTCCAGAGCATAAGTTACATGTGGTTGGTACATCAACTGTTACAGGTAACTCATCTATTGGTGGAAACCTTACGGTAGCTGGATCACTTAATGCGGGAACATGGAATTTACCAAATGTCATTCCTTCTAAGATCAATAACGCAGGAGTTAATACTTTCGGAAAAATATATGCAAACTCTAGTATTGGTGCAGGAACTAGTGTTGGTATAGGAACTGATGATCCAATAGTTGATCTTGATGCACAATCTAAAACAGGATTAATCGGAAGACTTGGAATTAATACAAGTAATGAGTACACTAGCAATTCTGTTAGTGGTGCTTTAGTAGTTGGTGGACAAGCAAACTTTGGTGCAGTTGGTGTAGGAACAACTTCGATAGCATACTTATACGAATCAAATACATCAGAATCTTTGGCATGTTATGAACCCGCAGGATTCTTTAATACACAGATTAGAGTTTATAATTCTGGTCTTGTATGCGATGAAAGCAGTTTAGTAGGTGTAGGTACGCATGATCCTCTTGCTGCGGTTGATTTCTCCCAAGCAGGAAGTGGTCCTGGTGTTACTTCTTCTAGAGCAATGAGAACCCCTCATGCAACAAATGCTCAAAGAACTGGTGTTACTACTCAATCTGGATCTGTAATTTATAATACAGATGCAGGAGAACATCAAGCATATTGCGATGATGAATGGGTAGGATTTGCTAATCAAACAGGAATTGTAACAGCAGCAAACGGATTTACAAGTGGAACTGGAACTCCAGTTCAAATAAGTGTAGAAGGAACTAAATTAATCTTTACAGTTGCAGGTATTGGAAGTGCAAATTTGACTTTATCTTAATTTGATTTATGAAAAAACTTATTATTATTGGGTCTGGTACATCTGGACTGATGGCTGCAGCTGTTTTTAAAAGATTTTATGCTGGTAGAGTTAAGGTAGAGGTATATTATGATAGTAAGAAAAAAAATATAAGTGTTGGAGAAAGCACAACACCTGCATTTGGAGATTTTCTTAGAAGATATTTAAAAGTAGAGATTGGAGATTTTATTAAGGATACTGGAAGTACGGTAAAGTTAGGAATAAATTTTAAGAATTGGACAAAAAATAAAGAATATTTTCATGGATTTGGTAAATGTAAGGTAGATGGAATAGGAGGAGATTATCCAGAATCTTTATATTCAATTCCAAATGGAACTTATAATGGGGGAATATTATATAATGAAGCAACAACGACAGTTCCCAGTCATGATTTTTATTATGAACATGCTTTTCATATAGATACGCAAATTGCCACACAATATATTTTAGATGATATTGAAGAAGAAATAGATCTTATTGATGATGTAGTAGAGAAAGTAAATTCAGATGGAAAAAGTATACAGAGTATTGTATTTAAAGATAGGGGAGAAGTAACTGCTGATTTTTATGTGGATGCTTCTGGATTTAATAGTGTTTTATTTAAACATTTAAACCCTGAGTGGGTTGATATTACAAGTTATCTGCCATTAGATAGAGCAATTCCACAACAGATACCTCATAATCTTAGAGAGATACCCTCATATACACAGGCAGAGGCAACAAATGATGGGTGGATATGGCAGATTCCACTAAAGAAAAGATATGGAACTGGATACGTATATTCATCTAAATTTACTTCAGATGAAGAGGCAAAAAATAATTATAATGAATGGTTGAAAAAGAATCATGGTGTTGAATTAAACGATGATCCTAGAGTAATTCATTACAAACCAGGATATTATAAGAAAAATTGGATAGGAAATTGTTTATCTGTTGGTCTTGCAAGTGGGTTTATTGAACCATTAGAATCTACAGGACTTCATATAGTTTATAATCAATTGCAATTTTTTGTACAAAATAACACTACTCTTAAGTTTTTAGATTTTGATAGGATTAATTATAATGATTTTAATCAGAAAAGTTACTTAGACGTATTTAATTTTATTTGTTTACATTATGCTACAAATAGGATAGATTCTCCTTTCTGGAAATATATGACTGCTAATAAAACAGATTGGATGAAAGCATATGAAGAAAAATGTTCTATTGAATTTATACCATCTGGGATTATGAGTGAGGATTCTATATGGCATATTGATAGTTACATACAAGTTAGTAATGGTCTAGAAATGATACATGTTGATTCAGTTAATGAATTTATAAAAGATCTACCTAGATCAAAAAGTATATTAGAGGAATGTAAAGAATCCCATGAATTACAGGAACGTACAAAGAGTAAAGGTAGGTCTGTTCCTCATAGATCTGTTTTAAATGGTTCAGTCATAATCAAAAAATAAATATAAATAATAAAAAAGATCGTATATAATGTCTGTATCAGTATCAAAAGCAGGACCATTTTTTACTTCAGGACCCATAACTTTTAGCGAGTTGAGGAGAACTTTTAGAGCACAATCTCGCAAAACTACTTCTGGTGGATCTGAATCATTTGCTTCTGATATTGCTCCAATTAGTATGTCGGAGTTAAAAAGAGATACAAATCCTACGAGTGCAAATCCAATAGTTCCAGATTCTACAGAAAATTCTGCAATAGGTTCTGTTAGTGATGTTGCTTTGGGGCAATTTAGAAATAGTATAAAATTTTATTATATTACACAGACTGGATCTGATATCTATTTTGATGTTGATGCTTTAAATTGGAATACCAATTTGGGGAAAACTATACCTAAAACTATGTTTATAGAAGGTAATATAGGATCTGATAATGCACTTACTCCTGCAGCTTCATTTGAGGAGTCTCCAGCATATAACGTTTTATTTGAAGTTATTGGTACAATTAAGGGTGGACCTGGATTGGGTGGTGGAAAACCTGGTAACGTTTCAATTAGTGGACAAACTGGTGGAACTGCACTCTCTATTATTTCAACTGGTGGAGAAGGTTTAGTTGTAAATGTAAACTCTTCTGCAAGAATTTATGGTGGAGGAGGTGGAGGAGAGAAAGGAAAGACTGGAGATCAAGGTGATGCTGGATTATGCCAAGATTATCAGACTGTTCAAAACTGTAATAGTTGTCCTAGTTGCCCAGAGGGGTGGACATCAACAAGTGGATGTTATTCAGGAGGTGGATGTTCTAGAAGAAGACGTTGTAACTGGTGGGGAAGTTGTTGGTTTGAAACAAATGGTTGGTGGAGATATGATGACTGCCTTAATGAATACACTGTAGCAGGTGGACTTGGTGGAGAAGGTGGCGATGGTGGTACTGGAAGAGGACATGGAAATGAATCTGGTGCACTACAAGGAGATGTTGGTGCGGATCCTGATCCTGATAATGGTTGTAATTCTTCTCAAGGGCAACCAGGAGAAACAGGTGGAGCAGGTGGAGAGTGGGCATTAGCAGGTGGAAACACTAATAATACTGGAGACGGTGGTACTTCAGGAAGAGCAATTGCAGGAACAAGTTATACTGTAATTGGATCTATTAGTTCTACTACAATTAAGGGAGATTATCCTGCAAGTTGACAATATATAATAATATGATATATTAAGATGTATGGAAAAGGAAGAACCATCTTTCATTGAGAAAACAAAGAATTTTGCCAATTTTTCTTGGGACATCATAAACTATCTTAATAAGAACGGAGCTGGTTCTTTAATGGTATCTGATGAAACCTATAATGTTAGGCATGAGATTTGTAAATCATGTGAAATGTGGATAAAGAAGAAAGATATGTGTGCAGAGTGTGGATGTTTTATACCTGCTAAAGCTAAAGTTGTATTAGAGTCTTGTCCATTAGATAAATGGTCTCAAGATAAAGATGGGTGGGAAGACGCACTTAAAAGACTTTCTGCTAAGATAGACGAAGACAGTTAAAATACTGGCACATTAGTTTGCAAAATGGTGTTGCGTTTGCTATAATAAGTATAACGAAACAGATTCAATGCAATTACGTCCCCATCAAATTGATTCTTTAGTTGCTATGCAATCTAACACAAAGGGACAAGTTATTGTTCCTACTGGTGGTGGTAAAACAATGTGCATGATAGAGGATGCAATATATCAGTTCAAGAGTGCTCCTAAAACTATTGTAGTAGTTGCACCTCGTATATTACTTGCAAAGCAGTTATGCTCAGAATTTCGGGAAATGATTGATATTCATCCTGATGATGTAATGCACGTTCATAGTGGAGATCTAACTGGTAAGAGTCTATATTTCTGCAGTACTCAAGTAAATGATATCAAGTTATTTTATTTTGCAAAGAAGAGCAAGAACACTATTATATTCACTACATATCATTCATTACATAAGATTGTGCGGAGTGGTATTGATGTAGATACAATTTATTTTGATGAAGCACACAATGGAGTTCAGAAGAATTTTGTTGAAGCAGTAGAATACTTTTCAATGTATTCTGCAAGAGCATACTTCTTTACTGCTACACCAAAGCATTCTCTTACACCTCTTAAAGTTGGTATGAATGATGCTGATATCTTTGGTAATGTTATTTGCCAAGTACCTGCACCTAAATTGGTAGAGGAAGGACACATCTTACCACCAAAGGTTGCAGTATACAAGACAAGAATATTAGATAAGGATGAGTTAGTTGTAGATGCTGATTGCGATCAAATGATCAGTGCTCTTGATAACATTCAGAAGGACAAAGTATTGATATGTGCTAAGTCTACAAAGCAGATTACTAATTTAGTATCACAGACTGATTTCTGTGTTCAGTTGAGAGAACGTGGTTATAATTGGATGTTTATTACTTCTAAGACAGGTGCTTTTATCAATGGTCAGAAGGTTAGTAGAGAGGAGTTCTTCAATACACTTAACGAATGGGGTGTAGATGGTACAAAGTTTGTTGTATTGCATCACAGCATCCTCTCAGAGGGTATCAATGTAAAAGGTCTTGAGGCAGTATTGTTTATGAGATCTATGGATTATATTGGAATTAGTCAGACAATAGGAAGGGTTATAAGAAAAGGTAGCAGAGAGAAGACATATGGATTAGTATGTGTTCCAGTTTATTCTAAGGTTGGTATTTCAACTGCAAGAAAGGTTGAAGCAGTTATTGATACTGTGTTCAACAAAGGACAAGCAGCAACTTCAGTTATTAGATCATGAATTCAGAAAAACTATTAAAAATTTACACAGTGGTTACTAAGCATAAAAATATGCTAAAATATCCACCAGTTCGTAAAAATTACAACGTACACTTATACGGATGAAATATTGTATTGACATTGATGGTACTATCTGTACTCCAACAATAGGCAGAGACTATCACAAAGCAGAACCTTGGCAAGATAGAATCAAGGTATTAAATAAACTTTATGATGAAGGTCATTATATTATCTACTTCACTGCAAGAGCAATGGGTAGATTTTCTGATCAAACTCATTTTGATGCTGCAATATTAGCAAAAGAAGTTTTATTTGAACTTACTGAAAAACAATTAAATGATTGGGGTGTTAAGTACCATGAGTTGATCATGGGTAAACCTCATGCCGATTATTTTATTGATGATAAAGGTTGGCATTCTGACCTATTTTTTAACGATAAGAAATGACAGGATTAGAAACAATTCAAGAAACCTATGACATTGATACTCTCCGAGAGATCATAGAGCATGGGTGTGCATCAGGTGTGGCACACGATCACATTTATTATGCAGACAATGTAAGGTTCTTCAATGATTATGAGGATGAGATTACTGACTACATGGTTGATAACTTTGGTAGTGAGATGCTAGTTGAGTTGT